ATGCTAAAACACGGCCTGGCGGGTGTCCGCACAAGCGGCGACAAACCTAGCCACCCCCTAGTCTGATATAACAATGATTTCAAATAATTGACAAGCCTTCTAGAGACGCCCCGTCGGGCCCTCGCTCCCGTAAAAATTTCCAGGTCTAAAAACTGTAGGGTCTAAGCGGGGTTAACCTCTATGAGCCTAACGCGCCGGATCCTGATGACGCTCGCCGCCTTCCTCGCCGTGTCGTGCGGCGCACCGGAAGCCGAGTGGCTCGCTGATCTTGCCCCCGCGGCCCTCGAGCGAGATGCCGGGGCTCCGGACGCGGAGCCCGCCGCGGCGGACCCGGGCGGGATCAGCGGGCCGCTCGACCGCCTGTGCCTGTGGGACGCGTGCGGAGGGCCCCTCCCGGACCGCCAGGCGCCCGCGAAGGACCCGACCCCATGCCGATGATGTCGGCGCTCTCAGAGCGCGCACAGAAGTTCTTCGAGAGCGTGGGAGCACCCCCCGAGGATCCGGACGACCTGTTGACGTGGGGCCGGAAAATCCTCGCGAACGTGGCATGGCTTCTCACCCTGGACGAGATCGACCAGACCCGGGCTCGCTCGATCAAGGATGCCGTCTTCGCGATCGGCGCCACGCACAACCGGGCCAAGCTCGAAGCGAAGGTCCAGAAGATCGCCGCCGCCGTGCAAGACCGCCGGCAGGCCGGTTCCGCAATCACCGAGGTCGCGGGGGCACTCGTCGCTCGCCCACCGACCGCGCGCCGCGGCCGCCCGCCGGCGCCCCGCCCCGTACCTGAAGATCCAGCCGACCCCCTCGAGGGGCGTGGTGAAGTCGAGGAGTAGCTGATGCCGCTGAAGTCTGGATCCTCCAACGAAGCCATCGCCGCGAATATCAAAGAGTTAGTCGCCGCCGGCCACCCCAAGGATCAGGCGATCGCGATCGCCATGAAAGAGGCCGGCCGGTCGACCATGGATCTCGTCGAGGTCGAACTTCCCGACGGTACCGAGGTCAAGGTCGACCCCGAGGGCGACGAGGCCCGCGCCGGACTGATGCAAGCGTTCGCATGGGACAAGAACGGCAAGCCGCTCGCCGTCGGCGACACCGTCAAGGGAGAATACCCCGGTGCGGGCCTCGGCACCGTGACCGAGGTCGGCGACGACTATATCTTTGTGACGTTCAGGGACGGCTCGAAGTCGCATGGGATCCAAGCGGGGCGCACCCGCTCGACGGTCTACAAGTACGAGGCGACGATGGCCGTCACGATGGACTACCGCAATCAGGATCGCAATGGCCGCACGCTTTCCGTCGGTGATCAGGTCCGAACCGCTTCGGGCAGTGAAGGCGTGGTCACGAAGATCGACTTGAGCGGTAACGAGCGCCCGATTCACCACACGGTGTGGATCAAAACAAAATATGGGGAGTTCCCGAACAACCCCGAGAACTTGATCAAGATGGAGCGTTCGACGCGGGCCTTCGACGCGTGCCCGCTCTGCTCGAAGACCGTCACCATGGACCGCGGCGCCCCGGGGTATCACCGCGCGCCTGGCGGCAAGCCGTGCGAGGGCTGGCGCCACCGGTGACCCGTGTCCTTCGTCCGTGACGTCACCGACCTCGAGGGAGCCCTCGAGGGTGAGGCACGCTACGCTGACGTAGCGCTCGCGCTTATCGATGATCGCGACCGTTCGACCCTTCTCTATGCGGGCGGCCGGTGGGACAAGCTCGACCGGCGCTTCACCGAGGACGAGCCCGAGCAGGTCGCGACGATCTCCCTCGAGGTCGAGCAGGTCAAGTTCGTCAAGTGGTTCGCCGATTACCTCCGCGACTACCGCGAGGGGTTCCCGCGCGACGTCGCCCTCGTCCTCGCCGCCGGCGCGCGCCGCGGCGGGAAAACGTTCGTCACATACCTTTGTCAGATCGCCGCGCTGCTCGACGTGCCGCTGTCCCCGGCGGACCGGCTCCCGACGATCGGCTGGACGATCTCCCGCACGTATCGACAACGCGACGAACTCGACCAGATCGTCGCCGGGTATCTTCCGCCGCGTCTCTATGAGATGCGCAAGGCGCCCGAGCATCAGTTCAAGTTTCCGCACGGCTCGTACCTCCGGAACCTGTCCGCCGACGACCCGGAGTCGCTGAAGCAAGGTCGCGTCGACTTCCTCCTCTACAACGAGGGGCAGATGATGACGCCGACCGCGATCCGAAACGGCATGTACGGCACCGCGGACCGTGGCGGCCTGACGGTCATGGCGGCGAACCCGCCGACGGGCCCGAACGGTGAGTGGCTCCGCGAGCTGAAAGAAGCAATCGACTCTGACGCCGAGATGAAGGCGATCACGCGGTACTTCTTTTTCGACGCCGCGAAGAACACGAAGGTCGATCAGCCCGCGCGGCGACGCATCGCCGCGATCGCGAAGAAGCTCGACCCGGATGTCGCTGACGCGGACTCCGAGGGCTCGTGGGACCTGTACGGTAAGCTCGCGTATCCCGGCTGGACGAAGGACCTGATTCTCGAGCGCCCGCCCGCGGGAGCCGACGACGTGACCGGCGAGGTCACGCGCCTCGAATTACACGATCGGTGGTCGTACGTCATCGGCGGCGACTTCCAGCGCCGCCCGCAAGCCGCGGCGGTCCTAAAGGTCTACAGAGTCCCCGGCATTGAAGGCAATTTGTACCACTTCGTCGACGAGGTCGGCGTGAAAGGTACGGAGGTCGATCTCTCGACCGCGCTGCTTGGTCCGCCGCACTCCTTCGTGCCGACGCCGGGCGATCCGAGGTCCGCCGTGTGGATCGGTGACTGCTCCGGCTCGTACCAGGGCGCGGAACGTATCCCGGGCCGCACGTCGTTCTCCCTCCTCGAGGGGCAGGGCTGGAAGGTCCACCCCGCCGAGATCATCCGGATCCTGGGCCGTAGCGAGCACCCGAAGAACCCCGACATCGGCCAGCGCCTCGGCCTGATGGAGCGTCTCATGCGCGCGGGGCGAATCATTGTGTCGCCCTCGTGCACGTGGCTGATCCGCGCGTTCAAGAAATGCGAGCTTCGCGAGACCGACACCGGTCGGCGGATCCCGAAGGGCCGGTGGGCTCACGTCACCGACGCCGCGTCGTATGCGGTGTGGCGGCTCGAGCCGCGCGTGAACCGGGCTCCCTTCCCGAAGAAGGGCGCGTACCACACCGTCGACCGCCCCAAGGGCTTGAAGGTCGTCTAGGAGCGTGACCGATGGCCGACGACTCGGGCTTCCTCAGCCGGGCGGCCGCTAGACTCGAGGCGGTGGTCCGCGCACTTCGCGGGCCCGAAACTTCGAGGATTGCGGACGTCCCCGGCACCGGACTCTACGGCCGCCCCGCCCCCGACGACGCTACGCGCCGCACGCTGCAGTCGTGGGGCGTGTATGACTCTCGCGTCACCCCGCTCGCCGGTCCGACGCGCACGCGGTATGCCCTGTGGCCCGCGGACGGGCTCACGCCCGAGATCATCATCGGCGCGCAGCGCGAGGCCGTCGCGAGCGGCATCCCGTTGAAGTGGGTCGAGCTGATCGATCAGATCTACTCTCGCGACGGGCATTACGCCGGCGTGTCCTCGCAGCGTGTCGAGGACGTCGTGAAGGGAACGTGGCGCCTCACCCGCGCCGCGCCGGACGACGCGGGCGCCGCGATGCGGAACTTCGTCGCCGAGGCGTACGGCAACTGCGCGCGGTGGACCGACGGCCTCGGCTGGCTCCTCTACGCAAACTTGTACTCGTACTCAGCCGTCGAGGTCGAGTGGCACGAAACACGGATGTGGTTCAAGGGCCCGAAGGGCGAGACGATTGGCCCCGTCGACGTCGTTCTTCCGCGGCAACTGCACGCGGTGCACCCGAAGCACTTCCGGTTCGACATCGAGTCGGACGATCCTCTTTTCTGGATCGGCAACACGTACCAGCCGCTCCCGTACGGGAAGTTCGTCTTCATGGACGGCGAGGGCCTGCACCCGATCAAGGTGAGGCGTGGCCACGCGTGGCAGTGCGTCTGGTACTCGCTCTTCCGGTCGATCGGCTGGGCTTCATGGGCCGTGCACGTCGAGCGGTTCGGGCTCCCGGTTCCGATCATTCAGTACGACGGCTCCGAGGCACAATACAACGAGGCGAAGGCCGCCTACGACGACATCCTGAACTCGCTCGGGCAAGGGAAGGGCGTCGTCCTCCCGCGCACCGGCGCGAGCTTCGAAATCAAGGACCCGCCCCACGGCGGTGGATCGAGCGATCCAGCAAGCGCACTTTCGGATGCGTGTGACGCGGGTCAGTCGATCCGCGTACTCGGCGCAACGCTCACCGCGAAGGTAGACAACCGAGGATCTTTCGCGGCCGTTGAGGGGCACGCGAGCGTGAAATACGCCCGCGAGGAAAGTGACGCGCGTCGTCTGTGGGAGCGCGTCGACGAGCAACTGACCGAGCCGCTGATACGTTTCAACGCCGAGGCGCTCGCGAACGCGCTTCGGTCTGCCGGATACTCCGAGATCACGCCCGAGCTTCTGATGCGGCGTGTCCCGCGCGGTAAGCACCGAGTCCCGCGTGAAACCGACCCGATGATCGAAGCGCAGATCGCCGACATCCTCGTGAACCGTTTGGCGCTTCCGCTGAGCGTCGAGGGAATGCTCGATCGTATCGATATCCCGCGCGCCATCGACGACAGCGACCGAATCAAGGGCGAGGCCCAGCCGGTCGCGAAGGGCGGCGCGCTCGTAACCACTTCAGACGCGGCACAGGACGGGGGCTTCGAGAACCCCGACGAGGCCGCCGAGACCAAGGCCGACGCCGACGCCATGAAGGCGAAGGCCGACGTCGCACAGCCGGATCAGACCCCGACAGGCACCGGCAAGGAGACCACCGATGGATGACCGCAGGAACGGCCCGATCACCCGCACCGCCTTTCAGCAGCCTGATCCGAACGGGGCGAAGCTTCTCTTCAACATGGGGCTGATTCAGTGCGGCGTGGTTCCCGCGGCTCGCATGCCGTACTCGGCGAACCCGGCGAACCTCGACACGATCACCCTCGGTGGCCACGTCTTCAAGTTCGTCACCGCGCTCGCCGCGGCGACCACGTTCACGCAGATCAAGGTTCTCGGTACGGCGGCGCTTTCGCTCGCTGCGGCCGTCAAGGCGATCAACGGTACGAGCGACTCGAACGTCGTGCAGGCGACCACGCCCTTCGCGGCCTCAGTCGTTGCCGATGCCGTCAGCGCGACCGTCCTCCGCCTCCGCAAGGCCGACGCGCGCGGCGGCACCGCGCAGGCCGGCGTTGCTGACACGCTCACCCTCGCCGCGTCGATCACGGCGGGCGCGAGCGCGTGGTCCGCGGCGAACCTGAACGCGAGCGGCAAGGCTCCCAGCTCGGGCCAGTGCTCGATCTCGACGCTCACCGTCACGGCGGCTATGGTCACCGCGACGTCGTTCCAGGTCGAGCTTCCGTTCACCCCGACTACCGTCCTCGCGTTCGTGACGGCCTCGACCGGCGTGCAGCGCGCCAGCACCGACGCCGTGACGATCTCCGGCAACGCCGTGAACGTCGCGCTCGGCGGCGGCGCGTCCCCGGCGATCCAGGCGACCGACAAAGTCACGATCATCGCGGTGGCGTAGTCATGGCTGACCGTCAAAACCAAGTCGCGCACCGCGCGGCGCTCGTCCTGCTCGCGCAGGCCGACAACCCGATCGCCCTCGGCGAAGCGGGTCTGTGGTTCGACGGCACGACGATCACCTTCGTCGCGGCCGATGGCTCGCAGACCGTGCTCGGCGACGCGTTCGCGTACGGGACCACGGGTCAGATGGTTCCCATCTCGGGAACTTCCGACGAGGGCTCGGTCGACGCCGTCGCGCGCATCGATCACGATCACGAACTCGCCGACGATGTCGTCACCGCGGCGAAGATTGCAGCCGGCGCGCTCGCACAGCTCCCCGGCGCCGGCGAGGACGCCTCGGGCGGAACCGTGGCCGCTACGTTTGCGGGTACGCTCGCCGGGGACGTCGTCTTCAGCGTCACCGACCTGACGAACGGTGCCGACGTCACGGCCGACTTCGAGTCGACGGTGACCGTGGACGATCAGATTCAGCAGACGGCCGAGGACCTCTCGGCATCGACGTCGCTGCTCGCGCTTCTCCTTCGTCGCGGTTAGCTGATGCAGAAGCGCACGTACGCCGGGTTCGGGGTTGTCGTCGAGAACCCTACCGGCTCCGTGCGTCAGTGGTACGACCGCGCCGCCGGGAAGTCCGGCGAGACGGTCATGAAGCACGACTACGGTTACCTCGAGGGGCACGTCGGCACCGACGGCGACGAGGTCGACGTCTATCTCGGCCCCGACGAGCAGGCTCCGTTCGTACACGTCGTCCACCAACTCGCAGCGCCCGAGTTCAAGAGACATGACGAAGACAAGGTCCTTCTCGGTTTCCGTTCGGAAGCCGACGCTAAGGCTGCGTATCTCGCACACCGCTCCGACGGAGAAAGCGCCTACGGCGGGATGTCCGTCATCCCGCTTGAAGCCTTTAAAGCCAAGCTCGGGCGGCGATCGGGTACCGGTAAAATCCGGCACGAGGCATCGATGAAGAAGCGGCCGCTGATTCAGTTCGACTTCCAGCGCGGCCCCGACGGCAAGGTCCGCACCGGCGTGTGGGATCGCGTCTGCGTCCCGACCGCCGTGCCCGATCAGAAGGACGGCGAGGCGACGCAGTTCACCGTCGAGAACATGTCTCAGATGGTCGACAACTTCGTCGGCCGCGGCGACATGATCCCGATGGATTGGAACCATCAATCGAACTACGCCAAGACGAACGGCCAGCCCGCGCCGGCGCTCGCGTTCTACGGCGCGCTTGCGGTTGTCGCCGACGGAAAGATCGTCAAGGCGGGCGAGGCCCGCGACGTCAAGGCGGATGGGACCGAGGGGCTCGACCTCTCGCGCGATGGTTTGTGGGCCTACCGCTGCGAAGTGACCGAGATGGGCGAGCAGCTCCTCGCCGGGTTCAAGTACCTCTCTCCGACGTTCACCCCCGAAGGCGAGGCCCGTGACGGCACGCCGATCGGGTACTCGCTTGCCGCAGTCGCGGCGACGAACACGCCCTTCCAAGAGGGCACGCAGATCACGTTCGAAAACCAGCCCGCCGGCGCTCAGCCGGCACAACCGAAGGAGGGCCGAATGGCCAAGCTCGCACACGTCGCGAAGCTTCTCAAGATGGAGGGCGACGCCGACGACGCGGCGGTCAAGCACGCCCTCGAGGAAAAGATGGACGACGCCGCAATGGACGCCGCGGCGCCGCCCGAAGGGTTCGACTACGCCGGCCACGCGGCCAAGCTCGAGGAGCTGGCGCAGGCGTACGAGGACGCGCACATGGAGGAGGGCGAGGACGCCGAGCCCCCGCACCAGATCATGCGGAAGATGGCGGCCCACGCTCGCAAGATGGCCAAGCTCGAGGAGCCGGCCGACGAGGGCGAGAAGAAGGAGCCCGAGATGGCGAAGCACGACGAGGCCCCAGAGGCCAAGATGGACAAGGACGAGGACAAGGACGCGAAGATGGAGGCCATGCAGGCCACCATCACCGGCCTGTCGACGCGCCTCGCCAAGTTCGAGAAGAACGAGGCCGAGCGCGAGAAGGCGGCCAAGCTCGACCGCGAGAAGACGTTCTCGAAGCTCGCCGACGACGCCGTCGCGGGGGGCTACCCGAAGGAGAAGCGCGCCGCGCTCGTCGCGTTCGCTCGCTCCGACTTCGAGGCCGCGCGCTCGACCGTCGAGCACTTCCTCCCGAAGACCGGCGCCCCGGCGCAGCTCTTCGAGCGGATGACCGCGCAGGGAGCGCCGATCGACGGCAAGACCTCGGCCCGCGCCGGCGTCGACGTCGGTCCGAAGGCCCCGCGCAAGGTGAAGGCGATGGGGATCAACTTCGTCGAGGAAGACGGCGAACTCGCCGACGAGATCGAGAAGGTCGCCGACTCGAAGGATCCCGTCCTCATGGAGCGCGTGAACAACCTGCTCCTCCCCACGCAGCGCGGCGAGAAGGCGTACCGCCTCATGGCCGCAGAGAAGATCGTCCGCGCCGACCGGCCGGATCTGGCCGAGCAGGCCGAGTAAGGAGAGACGAACATGTCTGACGTCATCGGCCTGAACCCGCCCAAAGCGGGGAACCGCCACAGTTTCTCGGGACGGGCGACCGTCACCGGGATGAAGTTCGGGATGATCGCCGTCCCGGACACCTCCGACGGGGGTCACGACGCGGTCAAGCTGTCGACCGCCGCCGGCGAAGAGCCGCTCGCGGGTGTCATCACTTCGCAGGGCGACCCGAACAGCTCCGACGCATTCGCCGTGGGCGACGAGATGTCGATTCGCGACGAGGGCGAGGCGGAGGTTCTCGTGCTCGGCTCGACCGCGTACGACGAGGGTGACTACATCATCGCGTCGAACACGGCCGGCGTCGGCAAGAAGCTCGAGAGCGAGACCGGGGTGATCATGCTCCTCGGCCGCTGCCTCCAGAAGTGCACCACTGGTACCAACCCCCAGCGCATCAGCGTTCACCTGCTTCTCCAGCTCGTGAAGCTGTAGGCGTGAGCGGAAAAGAAAGGACATAGAACATGGCCGGTTCCGTTCACGTTAAACGGCGCCTCACCAACATCTCGATCCACTACCCGTGGGAGTTCGAGAGCGTGGGCGAGGCCTTCTTCCCCCGCATGCCGACCGAGCACCTCACCGATCAGTTCGCGGTGTGGCGCAAGTCGAACCTGCTCGCGATGCAGGACCTCTCGCCGCTCGGCGACGACGAGGCCCCGCCCGACGTCGAGCTGAAGCAGGACGCGGACATCTCATTCGCCTGCAAGGTCTTCGGCATCCAGTCGCCGGGCAAGTGGATCACGCAGAAGAACGCGGATCCCTCGCTCGACTACGAGACCGAGCGGACGATCCAGCTCACGACGGCGCTTCGGCTCCGTCTCGAGTACCTCCGCGTCAACCAGCGGCTCCGCTCGACGGCGTTCATGAACAACTCGACGCTGCTCGCCGCGCAGCGCTTCGACAACTACACGAGCGCGTCGTCGAAGCCGATCAGCACCCTCCGGCTGGTCGTCAACCAGATCCGCTACGCAAACCAGGGTCGAGTTCCGAACAAGATCGCCGGCACCACGTACGTGTGGCAGGCGGTCGCGAACTCCGAGGAGTTCAAGGACCTCGTGAAGTACAGCCTCGTGCAGAGCGTCGTCGATGAGGCGGCGAAGCGCGAGAACGGGTACATCGCCCTGATCGAGTCGCTGATCGGCGTGTCCCCCGGGACCATCATGCGGTCCGACGCGGTTTATAACGTCGCGGCGGCCGATCAGACGGCGGTGTACACGACCTTCATGGGTCCGGACATTGTCTTCGGCTACGTCGAGCCGCTCGGCATCCGGAAGTTCTCCCTCGCGGCGGGCTTCCAGTGGTCGGCGTACTCGAACGATCCGCAGGCGATCATCTCGGTTCCGCGCTACGACCGTACGGTCGTGCCGGTCGAGGATCTGCGCGCGTTCTGCGTCGTCGACCCGAAGATCATCGTGCAGGACCTCGGGTACGTGCTGAAGGGCTGCATCGACGGCACCGACTCGACGTCGTACGGCAACCTCGTCGCCTACTAAGGCGGCGGCATCTTCCGGACCTCGCCGTTCGCTCTCCGCCACCCTCGCTCCGGCGGAGGGCGTTCGGCGCGGGCCCGGATCTCTTGTAGGAGCGAGGAGAACACATGCGTCACGACTACCGCACCGCGAAGTCAGAGAAGGGCGTCGAGCTGATCGTCCGCCCCCGCAACACCTACGGTTCCGCCGGCGCCGGCGAGGTTGTCCTCGTCGATGCTCGCGAGCTTCTGAACGGGTCCACGCGCAGCGCGTGCATGACTCAGGACGAGGCCGCCGAGCTGCAGCGCCGCATCGAAGAGGCCGAGCGAGAGGCCGAGGCGAAGCGTCGCGTCGCCTCCCGCCGGACCATCACGGCCGCGATCACCGAGGGCCTGTCCCGCCTCGGAAAAAAGGACGCCGGCCCGGGCGAGGCATCGCCCGAAGCAATCGCCGCTGCAGAGGCCGCCGCGAAGAACGCCTCCGACGCGCTCGTCGAAGTCATCAGCAAGTCGCCCACGCCGGACGACGAGGCCGAACTTCCGACGCTCGGCGGTAAGAAGAAGAAGGCGAAGCGCGACTGATGGGTCAGAGGTTCTGTCAGCAGGCCGACGTCGAGCGCGCGCTCGGCGGTCCCGCGCAACTCTTGCAGTTGCTCGCGAAGACCGATCCGAACGTGGCCGACCCCGACCTCGTCGACGCGGTGCTTGACGCCGCCTCGAGCGAGATGGGGTCATACATTCAGGTCGCCGTCGACCTCGGCGCGCTGAATCCGCCGTACCCGCTCGCGCTCGTGCTGAAGACGGCCGAGCTTGCCGCGTTCCACGCGTGGCGGTATGGAGCCTATGGCGTCGCGATCCCCGACGCGATCATGCAAGGCCGGGACGCGGCCGTGCGGTGGGCGCAGGACGTCGGGAACAAGCGCGCGACCGTCGGCGCCGTGCGGAAGCAGAACCTCGACCAGCCCGTCGGCGTGCGTGATCAGGATCCGATCGCGTCGGCGCAGACGGACCGCCCCGGTACGACTAAGGTCTCGGTCGCCTCCCTGAAGCTCGGCTTCCGCTAGTGCTGACCGTCAAGGTCAACATCGACGGGATCGAGCGCAAGTTCGACACGCTCGCGAACTCGGCCGAGGATCTGACTCCCGCGTTGAAGCGGATGGGCGGGTACCTTCGGCAACGGGCGCTCGCGAAGTACGCCGCGCAGGACTTCCCTGCACTTTCAGACGCCACGGTGCAGAAACGCGCAGCGCGAGGGCTGAAGTCTCTCGAGCGCAAGTTGAAACGCGACGTCGGGAAACAGAAGAAGCGCGCGTGGGATAAGCAACGCGACGCCGGCCTCGCGCCTCGCGGCGCGGTCATGCGGGCGCTCGCGCGTCTGACGCTCGGCGACCTCATGGCGCAGCAGGCCGTCGCGTCGTCGAAGGGTGTACGGAACCGGCAGGCTGTGCTCGACGAGTTCAATCGTCGGCACCGCGGCGGCGAGTCGGGGGCCAAGCTCTCGGACGCGCAGTCACGCAGCTTGAACGCTCGCGAGCAGCGGGCCGTCGCGAAGGCGGTCGGCGGTCCGATCCTGGGGCAGCTCCCGCGCACCTTGAAGGTCACGGTCGCGCGCGGCGCGGTGACACTCGAGTCGCGCACGTATCAAGACTTCTCCGAGGCGCACAACAAAGGTTTGTCGACGGGCCACGGCGCGAAGATGCCGCAACGCACGACGATCAAACTCGACTCGCAGGACCTCGACATCCTGCGCAGCATCCTCGTCGAGGAGATGCTGATCCCGTTCACGCCGATGGGGTGACCCGTGCTTGATGTAAGGGACGCACAAGACCGCCTCGAGGACGCGGTGCGAGACGCGGTCCTGTTCGCTCTCGGCGAGCGGACACACGTCGCTTCGGTCTTCGAGCTACGCGCCATTGTGACGCGTGGCGCGTCCGGCGCAAGCGCCATGCACGACGACCGCCTAGCGGCGGTGACCGTCTCGAGCGTAACGACGGGCTGGCGGTGGAATTCGCTTTCGACCGCGACCGATGATGGCGTCGACGTGTTGAAGCCCGACGATGTGCTCCCCGATACGCGGCCGGGCCGATGGCTTCGTTATGAGTCGACGCTCCGGCTTGCACCAACAATCGGCGGGAACTCGAAGTACCTGCACGAGCTGACGTCGGGCCCGCTGAAGCGCGTGCTCCTTCTCGACAAGTCGCTCGACGACGCCGAGATGCGATCACTTATGTTCGGCCAAGTGCCGACGGTTATGATCGAGGCGACCGACGACGCGTCGACGGACCTGCAGCTCGACACTGGGTTCCGGTGGGATCGGACGTTCAAGTTCACGATCACGATCTTCGCGATGAACTTCCGGGACCGCCGGCAGGCCGCGCAGGGCTCGAAGGTCACCGGCGAACTCGTGCTCGGCGCGAACAAGATCGACGGCCTGATTCAGTCGCTGCTCGGCGGGACGCAACTATACAACGTCGAGGACGGGATCCGGAACATTCAGGTCGGCCGGGCCTTCAACTTCGAGAGCCTCGAAGGGCAGCGGTCTGTCGTGCGCTCTCGCGCGTACGCGATTCAGGCGACCGTCGAGAATCCCGCCGCGCCGAACGACGCGGTCGCGGTCACGGCCATCTCGCATCAGGCCGAGATGACCACGCTCGGCGACGACATCGAAGACGAGTGGGTCGCGGGAGAAGATTGCGTTACCGACGGGATCGACGTTGCGCTCGGCGCCGGTCTCTTCAAGGCGGTCACGACCGGTACGGTCACGATGGACGGCTCGACGGTAACCTATCCCGGCGAGCTGCGCTCGTTCACGGCCGACATGCTCACGTGGCGCGACCTGAAGGCCGACGCGACGATGACGTTCGTTGAATCACAGCCCGGTCAGCCCGAGCCCCCGGTCACGGCGGGAGCGTTGCGGATCGGTGTCACCACCACAGACGCCTCGGGCGTCATCGCGGATCGCATCGTCGCGCGTCGACGGGTTCCTTACGGCCCTGTCGTCGAGACGACTATCCCGTAGGAGAGGACCATGCAAGATTTGCCCGAGATGAAGGCCCGCGTCCGCGTGTGGCCCGCTCCCGGTCGCCGAGTGCAGCTCGACGCGCGACCCGTCGCCCACGACAAGGGCGGCCGCTTTTTGACCGCTTCGCGCGAGGGTCAAGAGGTGATCTGGTCGATGTTCCACGTCGAGCAGCTTCGCGCCGGCGACATCTTCCTACACTGCCCCGAGCCCGCGCTCGTCGAGCACGAGCCGGAGAAGGCGGAGGAGCCGTTGCCCCCCGCGGCCGAGGCGCCGCTTCCACCCGCATCTGAAGCGCCCCGCAAGCGCTCCAAGAAGGACGAGGGCTAACCCGTGCCGAACCAAAATCTGACGTCTGCCCAGGTCCTCCCGGGCTTCTTCTCGAAGATCGACTACAACGCGCAGGGCGCCGGTCAGCAGCCGAACCGCTCCGCGTTGCTCTTCGGCTTCATCTCCTCGAGCGCGCAGGCGCTTCCGAACAAGCCCTTCCGCCCGGCGTCGCAGCAAGAGGCCGACGATATGTGCGGCGGCGCGGGCACCGATCTCGCTCGCGCGTTCGCCGCGGCCGTGTCGCAGCCCGAGTCGCAGGGCGCCGACGTATGGCTGATGCCCATCAGCGAGAACTCCGGCGGCGTGGCCTCGGTGTACAAGCTGAAGGTCTTCGTCTCGAACACGAACCCGTCGAAGCCGGGCACGCTGCAACTGTGGGTCGCGTCGCGCCCGGTCGCCGCGGTCGGCTTCACGACTTCGGACACGAACTCGTCGATCGCCTCCGCGCTCGCCGACGCGATCAACGATACGTCGGGCCTTCCGTTCGGCACCGCCACGCCGGCCGGCGCGGAAGTGACGATCCCCTACATCCACAAGGGAACAACCGGCGAGGATCTTCCGTTCCAGTGCAACATCTCGCCGTCGGGCTCGGGCGTGCAGCTCTCGCCCGGTCAGATCACGGTCGCGACTGCGGCGACGGGCGCGGGTTCGGTGCGCGTGGCTTTCGGCGCGCTATCGATTTCGACTGCGATCTCGAACGCGGACACCGCCGCGCAGATCGCCACGAAGATCGCGGCGTCGTTCAACGCGGACAAATACCCGCTGTACGCCGCGGTCGACTCGACCCCGCAAATCGTCGACCTCTTCTTCTCGAACAACATGGACGTCCGGCGCATCTCGGCCGCGGTCATCACCACGACCGGGACGACCGTCAACCTCGGCTCGGGCGCCACGGACGGGACGGGATCCCCGACCTCGCTCACGTATAACGGTACGCTGGGAACCGGCGCTCCGTCGGTCAGCCTCGCGCTGACGAACCTCGCCGCAGGCGACTCGTACCGCTCGTGGATGTCTCCGTGGGTCGACTCCGCGACCGTGGGCGCAATGGCGACCGCGATCGAGGCGATGGCCGACGGCTCGATCAGCGGTCAGAAGCAGCAGCACCTCACGTGCTGCTCGCCGCTCGCGGCCAGCGTCGCCGGTGCGCTCGCCCCCGCGTGCTCGCCGAACCTAAACACGTCCGATCCGCACTACGCCGTGCTGTGGTCTCCCGACTGCGCGGTGCAGGGCCTAGAACTCGCCGCTCGCGCCGCGGCCGCTCGTGCGGCCTTCTGGCTCGACGCTCCGCAGAAAAACTGGAACGGGTTCCAGCTCAAGGGGAACTCGAACGCGCCGCTGCTCCTCTCGGCCTCGAAGCCGTCGCTGCTCGCGCAGAACTCCGCGCTCTTCACGTACGCGCTCGCGCCGGTCGTCAACGGTCCGAGCGGCAACCTCGAGATCGTGAAGGGACGCACGACGTCGCTCTCGACGAACCGCCGCCTGTGGGCGTGGTCGATCGAGGCGCAGGCCGCGTACCACGCGGTCGACCTTGCCTCGTACTACCGCTCGCTTTTCAACGCGGGCTCGATCGTCATCTACAGCGATCCGAAGGCGCCCGGCCTCTTCGACGCCGCGAGTATCACGGCGGCGACTCAGACCCGCATGCGGTTCTGGGAGAAGCAAGGCAACTTCGACGGCGCGGACGCACTCGCCGACTCGGTGAAGACGACGGTCGATCTGAACAACCCGTCGCGCTTCAACGTGGAATACCCCGAGAACGGCGTCGTCGATCTCGATCAGATCGTCTTCACCGGGCACGTCTCGAGCCCGTCGGTCTAAGGAGAAAAGAACATGGCTGACCAAACGGTAATCGGCCTTACTTTAGTGAAGGTCAACGGGTTGTTCCATCTCGACGTGCTGAACGCGCGATGGTCCGTGAAGCGGGCCAACGTGCAGCACGTCACCGGCGCCGGCGTCGAGCAGGCGATCGGACAAGAGATCCCGTCGGGATCCTTCGACGAGGTGATCCCCCGTCAGAAGGGCCTGAAGTGGCGGGACCTGAAGGACTTCACGATCGACGTCTACGACAAGGAGACGAGGTCTCAGGTGATCGCGTCGTTCAGCCGGTGCAACTGGACCGGTATCGACGGCTCGAGCGATCTGTCCTCGGCGATGTCGAGGAAGTCGATCTCGTGGAACGGGAGCGACGTGAACCAAGCCTAGCGCGCAGCCTTTCGCCCTGATACCCTATATGGGCGAGGGGTGAGATGGGTCAGTTTCTGATCTACGGTCTCAGAGATCCGCGTACCGAAGAAATTCGATATGTAGGAAAGTCAGAGACTGGTCTGAAAAGACCCGGACAGCATCGCAAGCCAGGTCTGCTCAAGAAGGACCACACTCACAAAGCGAATTGGATCAGAAAACTCAACTCGCTGGGTCTTTCTTACTCAGTGGTCGTTCTGCAAACATTAGCCTCTCGCGATCAGCTTGACCCTGCCGAGCGATTCTGGATCGATCTAGGTCGAGAGGCGTTGGGCTCTCGTCTGACGAACCAAGCCGACGGTGGCAGCGGTGGAGCAACGCGAGGGACAGGTTGGCACCACAGCGACGACACACGTAAGAAGCTATCGGTCTCAGCGAAGGGCCGATCTCATTCGCAACTTGGTTTCGATTGGACAGGCAAGAAGCACAGCGAAGCGACCAGAGAAAGAATGTCGCGCGCTGCTGTTGAGCGATTCAAAAACGGGGTCTCTGAGGAGACGCGTCGACGAATGTCGGCTGCGGCACGTCGACGATGTGCTGCATTGTCTTCCGAGGAGAAACAGCAGAGGACGGCGACAATGCGCGCTGCGCGGGTGCGAAAATTCAGCTAGGTGATTTCTTCAAGTCGGCACCGAACGCCGTCCCGGTGAACCCGAGACCCGTCACGCTGACGTGCATCGCAAAAGGCGAGACGCTGCCCTCGGGGGAGAAGAACCCCCCGGGGCGCGTCGTGCGCGCCACGGCGAAGGGGGCGTTCGTCTTCCTCGACGCCGAGGAGACGCTCGACGCCCGGTCTGAGGCTCGGGCGGTTCTCCGGGACCGCGCCGCGGCCGGGCTCGAGGAAGGGCAAATGCCGGAGCCTCTTGACGCCGGCGACTTCGACCTCGAGCTGATGTACCAGATCCTGCAGCGCGCGATCCGAGAGTGGGACCCCGAGACGAAGAAGATCGGCGGCCCGCTCTTCCCGACCGTCGACGCTCTCCGCGAACTCGTCGTCGTCGCCGAGGCGAACCGCCTGTGGCGCGCGCACAACGAGTACATCGAAAGCGAGCACCCGTCGGAGGCACCGCCACCGGCGACGTTTCGAGGCTCTAAAGGCCGAGGCGGTGCAGTGGCTGGATCGTCACGGCGCTGATCTGATCCGCATCTCGGCGATCGTCCGCGACAACGCCTTCACCGGCGCGCACGAGGACGACGCCGAGGCCTTCTTCAGGCGGTCCCCATGGGCCGTCTCGAACGCGGACATGTGGCGGTGGTTCGCCGTGTGTTCCGCCGTTCGGGAGATCCGGCGCCGCTGGCGTCGGCCGGAGTGACCGATGGCTGACGCGCAAATTACCGTCGGCGCCGACGTATCTGCCGTCGAGCGCGCAGCCGCGACCGCGAAGAACTCGTGGCGGAACGCCGCGTCCGAGATGACGTCGGCGATCACCAACGCCGCGCGCTCGACCGTCGGGGCGCTCGCCGAGGTCGCGGTCGCACAGGGGAAGGTGAACTTCTCCGCGCAGGCCGATCAGGTCCGCGCCTTCGAGGCGTCTACGGCCCGCATGTCAGTCGCCGCGGGTCGGGACCTCGAGACCCTTCGCGGGTCGATTGAGGCCACGGGTGCGTCCATTGGACGCCGTCCGAGCGAGGTCGTCGGGTGGGCGACCGAGGTCGGGAAGCTTACGTACAACTTCAAGGGGGCGATCGACGCGCAGAAGGGACTCGCCGGTATTGCGGCCGAGACCGGGCGCAGCGTCGACGACTTCAAGGGGCTGGCGGTAGAACTCGCGACCGTCGGTAAGGTCTCCGGCGACACGACCGGCGCGATCGGCGTACTCGCCGCGCAGTCTGAGAAGCTCGGCAACGCCGGCGGGATCGCTGCGTTCGCCGATCAGGTTACCGGCCTCAGCGACACGATCTCGAAGTTCGCGGTTAGCTCGACGAAGGACTTCACGACGGTGACCGCGCTCGCGGGCGCGCTCGGCCGCGGGCTAAACCCGCAGGCCGCCGGCCGCGTTCAGCAGAACGTCCTCGGTGCTCTCCAGTCCGACCCCATGCGATGGGAGCGGTACCTCGGTCGGACGCTCATGGACGAGCACGGGCAGATCCCCGCCAAAGACCTGCCGAAGATCGTCGGTGATATCGTCGCGAAGGCCGAGAAGACTTTCGGCGCGAAGAACGCACGGCGCATCCTGCAGCAGAACTTCGGCAACGAAGAGGGCGCGGCGATGTGGAACGCGACCCACGGTGGGGGCGGCCTCGGCGCGGACCTCGCCGGACTCACTCCGTCGACGAAGCCGGCCGCGGCCGCGGCGGCGCTCCGCAACACGGACGCCGGCAAGCGCGAGGCGGCCGCGGGGCAACTCGAGACCTCGAGCCGTGCCCTTCTCGGCTCGTCGACCATGCTCGGCAAGGCGGCCGACGCACTGCAGCAGTTCGCCGCGAAGAACCCGTTCACGTCGACGATGATGACGGGGATCGGCACTGCACTCGCGGGAACCTTGACGTCTTCGATCACGACCGGCATCGGAACGGCCTTGAAGGCCGTCATGGGAGCTGGCGGCGGCGCTGGCGGCATGGCGCGGGCGGCGGTCGGGCTTTCGGCTGGCGGTCCGCTCGCCGCGCTCGGCATCGGCGGCGCGGTACTCGGTGCGGGTCTCTACGGGATCCACAAGTGGGAGCAGGCCGGTAACGAACGAATCGACGCGATCGAGAACGCCGGCGTCTCCGAGAACAAGCATCGCCTGATGCTGCAGAACAAGTCGCGCTCGACGCGCGTCGCGCAGCTCGAGGCGCTCGGCATGTCTCACGGGATGGCCGTGTTCTCGGCCGAGCACGAGAAGGACAAGTCGAACCCGCTCGCGCGGGCGCAGGCGATCGACGCCGAGTTTCAGGCGAAGCTCGCAAAGGCGATTCAGGACGGCATGTCGAAGGCACAGATCAAGGTGCAGAACGCGAGCGGCGGCCCCGTCGAGGTCACGGCGCGCGGCGGCGGGCAGTCGGCCGGCAACCAATCGGAACCGTGACCCATGGCTGATCCGAACTACGCGGCGATCCCGCAAGCGTTCTCGTTCGCGGGGAAGAAGTTCTCCGGCCGTCTCGAGTCGTTCTCGAGCCAGAATCAGCGACGCCTCGCACTGCACGAGTTCCTGAAGAGGGCCGGCGCTCGCGCCGAGGACATGGAACGGTCGCCGAGGAAGCTCGACGTCCGTCTGCTTTTCATCGGCGACGACTGCGCGAAGCAATACAAAGACTTCGTCGAGTTCACCGAGAAGAACCCGACCGGGTTGCTCGTGCACCCGATCGCCGGCAAGTTCAACGCGTTCTGTACGGGCCCCGCCGAGGACGTCGCGCTCGGCCGCGCGGTCAACGAGATTCAGGTCCGGGTCTCGTTCGTCGAGAGCAACATCGACGCGCCGAAAGCGGCCCGCGACATCCCGAGTGCACCCGCCGCGGCGCAGCAGGTCACCGCGCAACAGTCGAAATTCGAACAGGCGACCGCCGCGTACATGGGCGCGATGTCGCAGGCACAGGCCGCGAAGAACAACATCCAAGGCCTGAAGGACTCGGCCGTCGCGAAGATCCAGGCGGCGATCGCCGATATTCCGAGCGTAGCGGACCCGATCAAGGAAGTCCGCGCGGCGATCTCGACGACGGTCGGCACGACCTCAGCGGCGATCGGCGCGGTAGTGGCGATCCAGACGCAGGCCGAACTCCTTTCGCAGGACGTCGACAACTTCGTCGACTCGTCGTCGGACATCTTCGACGGCGAGGACACGCCGGACGGGTCGAGCGACAACCTCGACAACCTGCTCGGCTCGGTCGTCGCGCGTGGGCAAATCGTGAACGACACGTACCTCGCCGCGAGCGCGAGCCCGGCCGCCGCGGCCGACGCGCTCGGCGCGACCGAGGAACTCGTTGCCTCGTGCTATGTGCTGCGTGAGGCACTTCGGCAGGAACGCCCGCCAACCCGTCTGTACACGGTTCCGCGGACCGCGGACGTTGTCTCGATCTGCGTCGACCTTTACCCGGGCGGCGACGCGCTCGCGCAAGCGTCGATCATCATGTCGTACAACCGGATCCCGAATCCGGCGCGGGTGCCAAAAGGCACAGTATTGAAAGTTCCCACCCGGTGAACCATGGCTGACCCGAAGGCGAGGTTCCGTGTTACCGAGGGCGGGTTTAACACCTCGATCCCGACGTCGATCGTCGCGGGCCCCTCGAAGTCAGGGCTCGGCGACGACTCGATCGCATGCCGCGAGTGGTCGATCTCCGACGACGTGATGAATCTTTCGGACACGGCGTCGCTGACGGTGCCGAACGTCGACGGCGAGAACTCGGGGAAATTTCTCGTCGGCCAGAAGATCGAGATCGAGGTCTCCGACGACGACGTGCGGAACGGTGAGTGGTGCCGCGCGTTCACCGGCTTGATCACCGAGGTCCGTACGGGCTCGGACATGTCCGGCGGGTCGGTCGTGCAGCTCACGTGTCAGGACCTCGGATGGTTCTTGACCATGTGTTGCGCGAAGCCGCTCGTGAACATCAAGCGGAAGACGTTCCGCCAACTGCTTCAGCTTCTCCTCGATCCGAGCTGGGGCATCGGCGAGATCCGCGCGGACAACGATCTGAGCCGGAAGATCAAGCACGGCCGTCAGGTCATCGTACAGAACTTCAAACCGATCCTCGGCGCGGTGCTCCCGTACATTCAGGTCGAGCCCGGTCAGAAGCCGGCAGACATCATCCTGACATACGCGGCGCGCGACGGCGTGCTCGTCAACGTCGCCGCCGACGGCGCGCTTGTGTTCTTCCGTCCCGACTTCTCGCAGCAGGCTCTTTTCAGCGCGCTTTATTCGGGCTCGAAGGACCCGACGCGCATCGATAACAATGTCCTCGGGCGCCCGGAACTCCGGGAGTCGATCGACGGCTTGTTCTCTGAAGTGCAGGTCTGGTCTACGGTCGTCATTGACCCCGGTCAAAACGGGCTCAATCAGACCGAAAACCCGAATGCAGCCTTTCGGCATACGACCTATCCGGGTGGGTATCAGAAGGCAAAGAAGGTGAACCCGAACTACACAAACCCGCTCCCGTTCTTCCGTCGAGAAGTCATCTCGGACCCCGAGGCAATCAATGATGATCTCCGGTGGAACCGCGCGCAATGGAAGATCCAAACGGGACTCAACAACTCGTGGGAGTACACGGTGCAGTTCGACCGGCACTCGCAAGAGGGAGCGTTCTTCTGTTCGGACACCATGATCAACGTCGACGACCGCGTGAACAAGGTGAAGGGGATCTACTACGTGCAGTCGGTGCGGCGCTCGCAGACCCTCGGCGAGGGTACGAAGGCAACGCTCGTGATCCGGAAGCCGGTCCTCGACCCGAACAAGACCGCGTTGAACTTCGGCGGAACGAAGGGCTCGGGCAAGACGAAGAAGCGCGGGTCCGCGCGACTCGACCGCGACATTCAGAAGATCCTCGACCGATGATGTGGGCCGACGCACTCGCCAAGCTCCGCCGCGAGCTGGTCAAATACATCGACGCGAAGGTCGCCGGCGTCGCCGTGTGGACGCGCACCGCGAACGCGTCGAAGCTTGGTCAGGAAGACGCTGTCGAGACCGGCGACGACGACTCGAACCGCGGGCAACGGCCCGTGCGCCGGATCGAGCCGTTCGGGTTTCGTTCGCGCCCCGTCGCTAAACAAAGGTCCCTCTCTCTCCGCATCGGCTCGTCGACGGTCGTGTACCTCGGCGTCGCGAGTGACGGCGGGTACGGCCCGAGCGACCTCGAGGACGGCGAGGTCGTGATCTACTCGAAGAACATCCCCGAGGGCGTCCGCTTGAAGTCCTCGGGCGATGTGGCGCTGCTCTCGAAGGACGGTCAGATCGTCACGGTGAACGGGAGCAACTACTCTCTGCTGAACACCGAGGACTTCCTCTCGGGGCTCGACACGTTCCTTGAGGCACTGAGCAGCACCGATCTCGTTTTGGCTGACGCCGGTACGTATGTCGCGCCGTCGCCGTCAATCGCAGCGTTCCGCGCGGCGCTGAGTTCTTACAAGTCGACGAAGGCAAAACATGGCTGAGGACATCACGCTCGGCGAGCCGAACCCGATGACCGGTGCGTTCGGCTTCGCGTGGACCGCGGACGACGACGTGTCGTTCGACGAGACCGGCGCGCACGGCGTCGTGACGTCTATCGTCGAGTTCAAGGGGACGTACCCGTTCGATCCGACGCACGGGACGCACATTTACCAACAGAAGTCCCTGACGAGCCGCACGCCGAGCCAAGTCGAGGCCGAGGCGCTTGACGGGACCAAGCCGCTCGAGGATGCCGACGAGATTCAGAACGTCGAGGCACTCGCCGAGGCGGACGCTCGCGCGCTCGGCCGCTTGTCCCTTGACGTGTCGTGGAAGTCCGGCACGGGCGAGCAGCAACAGAAGACGATCGAGGTCTAGCCGATGGCGCTTCCTTCTCGCACGCTCGACGACGTTACAAATCGCGTCCTCGCGTACTTCCGTACGTCCTTCGAGGGGAAGGCGCTCGGGACGAAACGGTTCCTCGGCCGTATGGGACGGTCGATCTCGCTCGCCTTGTGGGGCGCGCAGAAGGCCGTCGAGGACGCCGCGCGGGACACGGTCCCGTCGCCGCAGATGTCCGGCGACGTACTCGCGCAGTGGGCCTTCCTGACGGGTCTCCCGGACGGCGTCGGTGGGTACGGTCCGCTCGCCGCGGCGGCGGCCTCGGGCGGCCTCGCAACGCTGACCGGCGTGCAGGGCACGATCTACCCGGACGCGACCACGGCCACGGCCGACGACGGCACCGTGATCCAGCTCTCCGGCGCGGTGACAATCGCCGGGTCTCCCCCGGGCTATGGCTCGGTGCAGGGCCGGTTCATCGCGGTCACCGCGGGCCTTGCCGGCAACCTTCCGATCGGTACACGCTGCACGTGGGACTCGGCGCCTTCGGGGGCGGATTCTGACTTCATTTTGACCTCGGCGCTCTCCGGCGGGTCCGACACCGAGGCGCCGAGCGATCTGTACAAGCAACGGCTGCAGCCGCGCCTTCAGACCCCGCCCCGCGGCGGCGTCTCGGAAGACATCCGACTGTGGCTCGGCGCCGTCACCGGCGTGCGTGGCGTGTGGGTATATCCCAAGCGGTCCGGGACCGGGACCGTCGACGTCGTCGTGACGCTCGGCGGATCGGGGCAGGGCCGCGCGCCGTCGGCGACCGTGCTCGCGGATGCGCAGGAAGCGCTCGACGAGAACCTCGTCCCCGGCGCCGAGGACGGTACTGTCGTCGAGCCGTACATGCCGGACAACTCCGGCCATATCGTGAAGTTCTCGGTCGAGCCCGCCCTCGCGCGGTTCGCGTTCGATTGGGATGACCGTGCGACGAGCTACTCGGTCGATCTGTACACGGCCGGCCCGCCGGCGACGCTCCGCCTGAACACGCTCGCGCCGGCAACGCTGAAGGCCGCGATCGACTCGTACCTGCTCGGCGCGGGTCTCCCTCCGCGCCTTCAAGTGATCTCGACCGGCTCGGTCATCAACGAGCCTGTCGCGTGTGTCGCGTATTCCGACGGCGGCGGGAAGACGACGTTGACTCTCGACTCACTCCCCGACGGGTTCGTCGCGCCGACGGCCGCGGACGAGGTCTTCGCGTACGGCCCGCTCGTTCCGACGATTGCCGCGGGCGCGCTCGCCCTCGCGGACTCGCTCGGCCCCTCGAGGGCCTCGGGCTTCGGTGATCCGGTGACCCCGTGGGTCGACAAGCTGACGATCTCGGGCCTGACGGCCGTCGCCGAGGATGCGGTCGACGCCGACGGGACCGAGCTGATCGCCGAGGTCATCCCCGGCGGCGTGACGATCGACGCTGTCGTCGCGGACGTGCAAGGCACCGACGGCGCGAACGGTCCGGAGCTTCTCTATCTCGAGCACGTGATCGTCGTGAGGTCACCGTGATCTTTCTTCGGACGTCGGGCGTCGATGACGTCCCGGCCGGCTCGAATCTCTTCGCCGACGTCGCGGCCCCGGTGGGCATGCGCGACGGCGACCTCGTGCTCGTCGGCGTCGCCGTTGACACGGCCGACACGACCGTAACGGCGCCCGAGGGCTGGACTCGCGTGTTCCGCACGGATCCATCTCGCGCGGTCTCGCTCGCGGTCTTCTGGAAGATCGCGCTGAATGAGCCCGCGCGGTGGTCCTTCGAGCTTTCCGCCGCGGTCGATTGTCAGGCCGCCGTGGCCGTCTACGGTGGCGCGGAAGGTTGGAACCCGATCGAGATCGCTACGGCGGCCGGTACGGTCTCGAGCGCGACGCAGAACACGCCCGCGGGCGCGACGGCACTCGACAATGAGGAACTTGCTCTCTTCCTCGCGGCCGGCGCGGTCGGCACGTTCACGCCCGCCGGCGACTACGACGAGATCGCCGCGAAGTCGAACGGCGGGTCGATCGCGATCCACCGGCTAGCAAAGCCGATCGCGGGCTCGATCCCGGCGGGGACGGTGATGTTCTCGACGCCGGCGGACGGCGCAAGTGTGCTCGTCGCGCTCCGCCCGAGCGACTCCGAGGTGTCGGTCGATGACGCTCGGCAGATCATCATCGACGGGTTCCCGCGCGGCGTCGAGCGCGTGTACGACCTCGAGCAGGGCGGGGATTACTTCAAGCTCTTCCAGTCGATCGCGCTCGCCGCGAAGCAGACGGTCTTCGATCTGGTCGAGCTGCTCCGCCGGGAGATCGTGCCGCAGTTTTCCCGGTACCTCCTACCGGAATGGGAACGTGTCTTCGGCGTGACTACGACGCGGGCCGCGCAGCGTGGTACGGTCCCTGACCGTCAGGCGCAAGTTATCTCGAGGTGGCGTGAGGCATCCGGCCTCGGCTCGACGCGCGCCGCGGTCACGGCGATCCTCGGGCCGTTGCTCGGGTATAACCCGACGACCGAGGTCGAGGTGGTCACCACGGATCGTGATCTCCTCCGGATCGAGCACTCGTACGACCTCGGCTCGCAGACGATCGCCTCGTCGGGTACGGCTTCGCTCACTTTCGAGACCGTCGACGGTGGGAAGGTCTCCGACGGCGGCGCGCGAGTGCAGCTCGAGTACGGCGCGGGGTCCGGGTCCTTCGCTGTCTTGCTGGTCGCCCCCGACCTGACGTTCAAAAGCTGGACGGTCGATCTCGACGGACAAGCGCTCGACCTGCTCTTCGGCGCGGAGTTCGCCGGCGCGCAGATGGATGGCTTGTGGCACTTGGTCGTCTTCAACAACACGGCGGGATCGTTGACTCTCATTCCGACGGCCTTCGTCGAGGGGGTCCAGCCCGACCACCTCTCGGTACGACAGGACACCGCCGCGGCGATGTTCGACTGGGGCGCGTACGCGGACCCGGTGCACATGGGCGAGAACGGCAAGCCCGCCGACATGGACGCGGCCCGCGCTGCGATTCAGCGGATGGCGTTCGCGCACACGATCGGGAACCTTCTGCAGTCGATCGAGGCCCTCCCGGACGTCGACGTCGGCGCCGATTCCGCGATCCCCGACGAGTGTCTCCCCGCATAGGAGCGATCATGTGGCCATTCTCTAGACTTCGCACCTACGTCGCCAGCTCGACGCCGTCGATCAAGGCGGCGGACCTGAACGCGATGCAGGACGCGATCGTCGCGCTCTTCACGTTCGCGGGTGTCTTCGGCGACGGGTCCGACGGTAACCTGATCCTCGACGCCACGAACCCGGCGACCGGGATGACGCGCGCATCGAACGTGTACCGGATGGACCGGGACATCTACGCGAACGACCTCACGATGTCGTCGACCGCGGTCCTGTGGACGAATGGGTTCCGCCTCTTCGTGCGGGGCACTCTGACTATCCCGGCCGCGAACATCATCACGAACTTCGGCTTCAATGCCGTAGGCACGACACACGGCGCGGGAGCCTCGGAAGGCTCGGTCGGCGGCGGCGAGGCGGGAGGCGACGGCGGCGCCGGATCTTCGAACGGCACCGCGGGTAACCTCACGACGCAATCGCTCGGTGGCTCGGGCGGCGACGGTGGCGACGGCTTCGACTCGGGCACGAACACGGGCGGCGCGGGCGGTACGGCGACGGCGCCGGCGGCCGCGCGTGGCGGGTACAAGAACCTCGTGACGATGCAGACCGGGACCATCATGGGTCTGGTCGCGAGTGCCTCGGTCACGACCGCCTTGAAGGGCGGCGCGGGCGGCGGCGGCGCGGGCGGCGCGACTTCCGGCGGTGACCAGTCGAACGGCGGGGGCGGGGGCGGGGGCGGGGGCGTGGTCCTCATCTGCGCGGCCTACGTGAGCCACGACGGATCGATCGAAGCGAAGGGCGGAAACGGCGGCGACGCGGTGACGATCGCCGGAGCCGGTGATTCCGCCGGCGGGGGCGGCGGGGGCGGCGGCGGTCTGATCCTTCTCTTCGATGGCCAGCGCACGGGCTCGGGGACGTTCTCGGTCGACGGCGGTGACGGCGGTGCGCCCGATTCGGCCGGCGAAGCCGGTGACCCCGGCGCCGTCGGCACGGTTCTCGAGCTAGGTCTCCTATGATCACGCCGGTCGTCAGATTCGTCGTCCGGGACGGTTCGGGTTCGCTTCCGCTTGGCTCGGTCGCGTGGCGGTGGTCCTCGGGCGACGACGTCACTGTGCAGGGCCGCCTCGTCGCGCAAGATGGGACCCCTATCGCGCTCTCGACCGACACGGGCGACGCGCTCGCGCTCGCGTTCTGGAAACAAGACCAGTCGTCCTCGGATCCGTACTTCCAGGTCGACGCCGTGCGCCTGAGCGACGACGAGCCGAGCCTGATCCTCTTCACGATCCCATCCGGGACACTCGAGCCAGGTGAGTACGAGGTCGGCGCACGGTACCGTGTCCTCTTCACGTACGATCAGGTGCTCGCGCAGTCCCGCCTCGTGGTCGACGCCGATCGCGCGGTGTTCACGTGACGCGCCGCGAGGTCACGAAGGGCGCTCAGGTTCCGGTCTCGATCGCTGTCTCGCCGCCTCGCGTGCAGCTCGCGATCGGAGAAGAACAGCAATTTGTCGCCGCGAAGCTTCTCACGCCGAGCGGTAACCTCGTCGACATTTCGGCCTCGGTGACATGGGCGAGCGACGACCCGGACATTCTCTCGATCGATCCGGACACGGGCCTTGCGACCGCAGTCAGCGTCGGCGTGGTGAGCGTGAGTGCACACCTCGGCGCGCTCGTCGGGCTCGCCGTCGTGCAGGTGACGTCGTCCGGCGGTCTAAACAACTGGTATTACCCCTTCGCTATCAGGTGAATCAATGGCCGTAACTCCACTCGTTCTCGCGACCGACTACATCGGCGCGGACCTCGGCGCCAAGATCAACGCGGCGGACGCCGACCTCGGCGGGGCGCCGGGGATCATCGTCGTCCCACCCGGCACGTACACGCTGTCGACGCCGCTCGCCTTGACGGCGGACCGGACTTTGCTCTTCTCCGTCGGGTCCTATACGGGTCTCGACGACGCCCTCGCCGGGATGACCTTCGCTGGCGAACTCCACGTCCTCGGCGAGAGGCTTGACGCGAAGACCTACGCACGAGACGGCTCGATCGAGACGAGCGTCCTCGTCAAGAGGGGCTCGACGGCGGGGTCGGTCGCGCAGCTGGCAACAACCGACACGGCCGTCGACGTCATCGGCGCTTGCATCACGACCTCCGGTTCGCGCGCGCTGATCTCTGACCAAGTGGGGGCTGTGGCGCTCGTCAAGTCGGACGGGACCGAGACGATCCCGATCGGCGCGTCGGTCACGCCTTCGCCGTCCTCGGCCGGGCGCATTCGCGTCGGCGGCCCGTCGATCGGATACAATTACGGGACCGCGGTCACCGCGACGCCCGATGCTCTCTGCGAGGTGCTCTGATGCAACGCTCTCCTGCCGGTCTTCCAGTCGCCGCCGCGGACTTCGGCGTCCGGGGTGACGGTGCCACCGACAACGCAGACGCGCTCGAAGCCGCGCTCGCAGCGCTCCCGGCGGGCGGTCGTCTTCAGCTCCCCGCGGGGACGATCAAAACCTCGCGCGACCTGGACATCAACGCGAGCATTCAGTTGCTCGGCGAATCCGGCGGACTGTCCCCGGCGACGATCTTGGAGTTCACGAGGGCTGGCAAGGGAATCAAGCCACACAGCTACCAGACCTCGCCTATCGGGACGGCCGCGAACGGCGCGAAGTTCGCTGACTTCAAGGTGCGAGGCACGTTGCCGCCAGTGTGGGCGACGGGCGTCACTTACCAGGTCGGCGACATCGTTAGAAACGTCGAGTTCCGCGGCGCCTTCACGCAGCTCATCTACGAGTGCGTCGTCGCTGCCGGCTCGCCGTCGGGCTCGACGGAGCCGCTTTGGCCTGTGCGTGGAGATGCGTCGACGATCTTGACCGCGGACCTCTCGGACGTCGACGTCAGCGCGACAATCAACTCCGACATTGCGTGGCCGGACGCCGGCACGTTCATGGTCGGCAGCGAGCAGATCAGCTACACGAGCAAGACCGGGACGACGCTCGACGGTCTGACGCGCGGCCTGAATGGCACGACGCCCGCATCGCACTCCACGGGCGACCTCGTGCGCGAGATCTTCCAGGACTCGCCGCATCAGCGGCAGGGCTACCTCACCGAGAACACGCTCTTCACCGACCCCGACGGGAACGTGTGGCGCTGCTTCTCCGCGCCGGGCTTTTTCTCCCGCGCGGCGGGATGCAACTACAAGAACATCTACGTCGAGAACTTTCCCGGCGACGCCTTCTACTTCAACGGCTACGTCGAGCAGCAGAGGTTCTACGCGAACCTCTCCGGCGACATCGACGCCGTCATCACGTCGATTCCCGTCGCCAGCACGGCCGGACTTCCCCAGTCGGGCGTCCTGATCATCGACAACGAGAAGATCAGCTACACGCACACTACTCCGACTAGTTACGAGGGGTGCGTGCGAGGTGCCGAGGGCACGACGCCGGCGTCGCACTCAAGCGGGACGATCGCCTACCCGACGCGCTATTCGATCTGCACGTTCTCGTCGGTGGAGGACTGCATCGCGCAATTCTGTACCGGCCGGGCATGGTACGCCGAGGGTACCGACGCCTCGACGATCACCACGCGCAACCTGACTGCGCAGATCTGCGACTCGGGCGGCGTGTTCGACAACGCCGACATTGGGAGCACGTTCCTCACGTGCCTGATGGAGCAGAATGGCATCTACTTCTGGTCGGCCAACGCGCCGGGCAGCACGTGGTCGGACGTGCCGATGCACCCGAAGGACAACGGCGGCTTCGGCGATCATACAACAGGCCCGACCAATAACGGCTATTTCTACCGACCGACGCCGGGCACGATCGGCGGCACGACCGGATCGAGTGAGCCGACATGGCCGCTTACGCCCGGCGACACCGTCGTCGACGGCACGGTGACCTGGAAGAACATGGGCCGCATGCTCGGCGGCCAGCCATACATGAACCGAAACACGGGACTCACGCCGTCGCAGTTCCTCGGCTGTTACGCCGAGCCCGACCAGATCCCGAACGAGATCTCCTACCCGGCGATCCAGTATGGCGGCTCGGGCGCAGGCTTCTGTCCCACGGGGACGAACCCGCCGGGTACGGGCGGCGTCGCGTGGCTGCTCCTGAACGGACGCAACACGAACGGGCTAGCGCAGATCAACAACCCCGGTACGCTCTCCCCGCGTACTAAGAGCGCGCTCGGCTCGGTCTTCGACAACGCTGGCGGCGCGTTCCAGTGGCAGGACGCGAGCGACAGCAACGACTATCGCCTGGCCCTCACTAGCGACAGTAAGTATTGGCAGTTCGTCGCGGCCGGTTCGTCTCAGGCCGCGCTCCTCGGCAACCCTGGGGCGGAAGAGGGTCTCGGGTCCTTTACGCTGCCCGGCGCGCTACACCTCGGGCCGCAGCAAGGTAATCCGCGGTCGCAGCGCATCGGCATGTGGGACTTCGGGCAGAACGGTGGCGGGCCGCCCGACTCCATCGGCGTGATCGGCGACGTGATGATCGGTCGCTACCTGCTCCAGGGGTTGCCGCTACTCTGGGTCTGCCAGTCGTCGGCTCCGGGGGCGGTGTGGCGTCCCATCTTCGACGAGCACTCCACCTATGAGCTAGCGCCAACCACGCCGGTCGGGTCGCCCTACGCGTTGTCTCCGCAGGGGCAGGGCTCGGTACACACCGACGCCGGCTCGGGGACGATGGTCGGCTTCCTCTTGCCGGCCTCGCCCGCCTTCGGCACGACGTTCAAGTTCCGCGTCGAGAATCCGGCCGAGGGCGTGCGCGTGATGACCAACAGTACCGACCTGATCTCGTACGCCGGCGTAGGCGTCTCCACGGCGACGACCGGGTACATCCAGTCCACCCAGCAGGACGCCTATCTTGAGTTGAGCGCCATCGGCACCACGAACCTCTGGGTCGTGACGAAGGTCGTCGGGACCTGGACCGTGGCATAAGGAGATCGACCGTGAAGACCAAACACACATTGATCATCGCCGCGACCGTCTTCTTCGGTCTGTCGGCCGTCGTCGGCGCGCAGACCGCCGTCGGGTACTACACGCGATACCGCGAGCAGGCCGCCTCGAGCGTGCCGACACCGCCCTCAAGCGCGTGGCAGAACGTCTTCGTCGACACAGCCGATCATAAGCTGAAGCGCAAGGATTCGACCGCGACCGTCACGACCATCGAGGGCGGCGGGGGTGGCGGGACGACTCAGACGATCGACGTGATCAACGCCACTGCGGCGACCGCGAAGATTATCACATCGGCCGCTGCCAATTCCGGCACGAACACAGGAATCACGTTCAACAACTCGACAACCCTCGGTGGTACCACGCGTATCGTCAGCTTTCAGAACAACGGAACCGACGAAGCGATGCTCGTGGGACCTGGTAGCGTTCCGAACGCCGTCTCCGATGGGTACGGGTGGATCAATTCATCTGGGGCTTTTGGTATCTACAACAGCGGACTATCTGGTCTCTACATCGCCACCAGTCTTAATCGAATCCTCGTTGGCAACGTGGGGGTGGTGGATATCGTGTCCGGGGCGCTACGTCCTGTTTCGGACGGAGGCACAACGCTCGGAGGCGCCAGCAAGCGGTTTGATTCCGCGGCAATAGGCGCCGCCGCCGTGTCTCAGCCGACGTGTGACGCTACGACGCGCGGAACAACGATGACGGTCTTCGCCGACTCGCTGAGCGCGGACACGTTGCAGATCTGCATGAAGAACGCCGCGGACTCGTACTCGTGGCAGACGGTCTTCACCGCGCTATGAGCACCTTCGACGCGATCAAGAAAGGCTTGACCGTGATCCTCGCCGCCGGCGGTCTCGCCGGACCGATCGCGGTCATCGTCTACACATCCTCGAGGGCCTCGGCGGAGGACCTCGACAACCTCAAGACCGAACACGCCGTGCTGCAACGCGCACACGACGACCTCGCCATGAAGACCGAGCGCGACCGAGCCGAGATGCTTCGACGCCTCGACCGCATGGACGAGAAGCAAGATCGTGTACTCGAATTGCTCGAGACGCCTCGGCGTCGCGGGCGCTAACCCAAAGGAGCAGAGACCATGTTATCAGCCATCCTCGCATTCATCCTCGCACACCCGGCGGAACTCGCCGCGGCCGCCTACGCGCTGCTGAACCTCGCGAACGCCCTCGTGAAGGGCCCCGAGGCGAAATCCGCGCTCGCCAAGCTCGCCGACCTCCTCGCCGTGCTCGCCCGCAAGGACGCGGCCGGTACCTTGAAGCTCCCGGGCAAGCGCTCGAAGGCCACCGGTGCCCCGTCGGATGACCGTTCGCTGAAGGCGCTGATCCTCCTCCCCCTCGTCTTCCTCGCCGCGATGCCCGCGTGCGCGTTCTGTAAGGACGCCACGAACGCCGCGGCGCCGCGCTGCGTGCTCGAGAAGAACATGGTCAAGTGCGGCGAGACCGCCGGCTTCGCGCTCGTCCCTGTGATCCTCGGCTTGATCGCGAACGCGATCGCCGGTCAGCCCTTCGACGCCGCGGCCCTCGAGTCACAGCTCCTCGCCCAAGGCGTGAAGGACGTCCCGTGTGTGCTCGCGGCGCTGCAGGACTACATCGCCGGCTCCGCCGAGATGCAGGCCGGTGATCCGGCGAGCATCCTCCTCTTCCAGGAAGTTCACGCGGCGTTGCTGCAGAGCCTCATGAAGAAGGGTGTGCACGGCAAGGTCGCGCTGAAGCTCCGCGACGGGCATCAGGTCGAGGCCGAGGTTCCGTAATGCGTCCCACGCAGCAAGACGGCCGCGGCCAGCACCGCCACATGGCGGGTTGGCGGCGCGACCTCCCAGACCACCGGGACTTCCTCGCCCGCGGGCCGGGCCTGATCGCCGCGTACTCGCAGCCGAAGGCGGCGTCGCTCTATCCGCTGTTCGCGCAGATCCCCGTCTACGATCAGGGCGGCGAGGGCTCGTGCACGGCAAACATGGGCTGCTCGCAGGTGAAGCACCTACTCGCCCGCGCGGGCAAGCTTGACTCGTTCGAGCCGTCGCGTCAGGACCTCTACAAGTCGGTGAGGATCTACGAGCAAACACCCCTCACCGAGGACTCGGGCGCGCAGATCCGGGACATCTTCCAGGCGCTCCGCCTCTACGGCGTGGCGCCCGAGCAGGACGATCCGTACGTCGACACCGAGGCCAGCTACTCGGCGGACCGCACCGACTTCGCGAAGGCCCACGCGCTCGATCATCAGGCGATCCTGTTCTATCGCTGCACGAACCTCCGCACGATCAAGGCGAGCATCCTTCAAGGGTTTCCCGTCGGGTTCGGCTTCACGTGCTTCGAGAGCCTGATGTCGTTCGAGACCGCGGGGACCGGGCTGGTACCGTTCCCCGAGAAGGGTGAAAAGTCCGTCGGCGGGCACGCGAACCTCGTGATCGGGTACGACGACGACAAGGTGATCGGCGGCGAGAAGGGCGCGGTCCTCTCGCGGAACTCGTGGGGCAAAGGCTGGGGCGACGGCGGGGACATGTGGCTCCCGTACCGCTATTTCATCAGCGGGCTTGCGTCCGATTGCTGGACGCTCCGTAGCGAGGAGATGCCGTGAAAGACTGGATCAAGGCGTTCGCGCTCGGCGTGCTGATCGGACTCGTCGCCGTGGCGCTCGCGGCCCTCGCGGGCTGCGCGCACGCGCCGATCCCGGGCCCGCCTCCACCGCCCCCGCCGATGGAGTACAGCCCGGCGCCGTGTGAAGGCTTCGTCCCTGAGCCGACCGACGACGACGTATGCGAGGGGCGCTTCACGATCGACGGCCTCGCGTGCGTGCGGTGCGAGGTCCCGATCGCCTGTCTACATGGTCGGCACATGGTCTACTGCACGCCGACGTGTTCCGATCGCGAGTGTGCCTTCGGGGCCCATGAGTGAGAAGCCCGACACGACGAGGCGGTGCGCGCGGTGTGGGCACCCCGACTGGCAACACAAGCTCGATGCGGCGCGGCCCGAGTGCAAGATCGACGTCTGTGAATGTCCGGGCTACGAGGAGGCGAAGCCACATGATGATCAGTGAGCACTTCGCCCTCGAAGAATTCCGTTGTCACGATGGCACGCCCTACCCCGTCGACAAGCTCGACGAGGAAACGGCGGACGGCCGGACCTGGGGTCAGACGCGGCTCGCGCCGCTCGTCGAGACCCTCGAGGTCATCCGGGGCGCCTTGAACGGCCGGCCCCTTCACGTCGACTCCGGGTACCGTACGCTCGAGTACGACGCCCGGCTCTATCACGCCGAGCAGGCCCGCGGCGGCGGCGCGAACGACAAGGCCCCGCCGACGACGTCGCAGCACCCGAAGGGCCGCGCGGCGGACATCCGCACGGGCTCCCTGACGGCGCTCGAACTCCGGGACCTGATCGGCGGCCTCTACCGCGCGGGGAAACTTCCGCACCTCGGCGCGCTCGGCCTGTACCCGAGCTTCGTGCACATCGACGTCCGCCCGCGGCCGGGGAACCATCTCGCGCAGTGGGGCGGGAAGCGCCTCTCGAACGTCCCCTAGTTGCATAAAAAGACCAAGTTGCACATCCGGTGCAACAAGGTCTTTTGGTCAGGGCCTCACCTCGAGCCGGAGTTCCTCCGGCGTGCGAAGGTCCACCGACTCGACCGCACATACCGAGCCCGCGCGGTGCGGCACCCGTGCTTCACCGCCCGGCCCGAGCACGTAGAATCGATCGTACTCGCCGTCGAACTCCCGCCGCGAGCACGTCACCTTCGCGATCGCCGCTCGATCGCCGTCGTTCACAAGCCGCGAGCCCTCGAGCCGCACCGTCGGAAGTGTCGCACACGCGCACAGAGCGAGTGCACACCACACCCCGGCGAGCGATCGGAGCACCTCTTGTGTGCGCTCGTTCCACCTGACACGCGGTGGTAGTCCCGTAATCATGGTCCCTCCTAGCGCCGTTCCGGCGCATCCGTCGAGGTCCTCTCGACGAAGACAACCCACGCAGCCTTCCGAAGTGCCGCCGCACGGTCCCTGAACTCAACCGCGCGTCGGAATCCCAGCCCGATACGGCCCGCCGGCGCAAGATGCGCGGCGACCTCGGCGCGCTCGTCCGCGGCTTCCGCCGCGCGAAGAAGGTCCTCGAGCGTCACGGCCGCACCGGCGCGTCGGGCGCTCGATTCCCGTACATCCACTCGTCGAGGTCCCACTCGTCGAACGTCGCGCCGCACGACGCGCACTCGAACACGCCCTCGTCGTCGAACATGTGGATCATCTGATCGGCGTCGAGGCCGCAACACGGGAGTGTCCGCGGCGGTGCTTGTCCGGTCTCGTCGAGGCACACCATTGACTTGTCGATCTTCCAGCTCCTCACGGCTTGAACCTCCCGCACTCGTCGCACCGCGGCGGCGTGTCGCGGAACGGACCCTCCTCGCGCGAGACCGTCAGCTCGGCGAGCGGTGCCGCGAGCTTCGCCTCTTCGCGCGCCTCGAGGCGCTTCGCGATCATCGTCGGGAGCTTGTACAGCCCGCCCCACAGCGCCGTGATCGCCACGGCGAGCGGAAACGACAGGGGCCAAGCCCCGAGGATCATCGTCCAGCCGAACCGCGTCGGGAGCGCGTCGCCTTCGATGAAGCCGTCGGTCTCGCCGCGAGCATCTTTGTATGAGATCCACGCGTTCACCGCGAGGACGAGCACGGGGGCCGAGATGAAGTACACCTTGTCGAACGTGGTCATGTGATCCTCCTTTATCCTTGAAACACCCCGTGTCCTCGACGGCAGACGAGCGCCATCATCCGCCACTCGCCCGCGTCGCCGCATCGCGGACAGACCTCCGGGATAGGTTGCTTGACCGGCTTCGGAGGTTCCGGTTTTTGCCACGGGAGCCACGCGCCCTCGTCATCGGCGAGGGGGTCGAGGATCGCGAAGATGTTGTCCTCGGCGCGAAAGTTGAAGACCTTCTGCTTCCCGGGCCCGCAGAGGATGTACGCGGTGAACACCGTCGCATCAGGGTCACACACCGCCCTGATGCGAGTAAGGTCTCCACGGACGACGACACCCGACACGTCCGCCGCGATCTTCGGGAACGGCTCGAGGAAATCCCACACGGACCGGTCGGAGGTGTGCATAGAGATAATCTTGCCTGCGCGCTCCATACTGTTGGTGTCGAGGGTCCGCGCCAGCTCGAAAAGTTTCATGGCTCGAGCCCCATCACGGCCCGCGTGTACGCGACGCCGGCCTGCTCGATCAGGCGGACGCGCTCGACGCGAGTGAAGCGCCGCGCGGCGCGGAGGGCGTCGAGGTACGCGTCGGCCGCGTCCTCGAGCCGGCCCTCGCGCTCGTGGCGCTCGCCGTGGGCCATGGCGTCGCCGAAGCTGATCGGCTTGTTCGAGAAGTCGAAGGGGTCCGCGAGCGGATCGAACGGGTTCGGGTTCACGACCACACCTTCAAAAACGCCTTCGACAGGTCGGTGTCTTTGTCCAGTGCCTTGATCAACTGCTTGTCTAGGCTCTCGACGGTTCGCGGGTTCAGCGCGGCCCGGTGTCGGAGATAGTCGTTCACTTTGTTCTGAGTTTTGTGTTTGAAGATCCAGTCGAGAAACCGAACACAGACTTCATCCTTGTCGGAGACGCTCTTGTACTCCAAGTAAATGTTCGTCGCTCGACGAGCGTAGTTGAGCAGCGTGAAACCGATCCTATTTCCTGCGTCGAACCGAGCGATGATCTCTTTGTCTGAGAGCATCCCGCGAAGAAGGCGGGCCGTTGCCGCGGCGTTCGCCGCGCTGACATGCGTGTCATCTAGGCCGCGCACGATCGCTTCTACCCAGTCAGCCCCCGATAAATGCTTAGCGTTCATGTTGAGCGTCGTATAGAGCGTTTGTGCTTGCTCGTCGGAAAGAACCGGAAGCCGGAAGGCCGGAATTTCGACCAATCCGGCGGCACGCGCCGCTGCGGTTCGACGGTGACCATCTAGAAGAAACCCGTCTTGTCGAATCAAGATCGGGAAAATGACGCCTGCCGTCTTGATACTGTCGACGAGCTTGGGCGACGGTTTGCTTCGCAGTTTCGGGTTGTATTTTGATCCTCTCAACTCGGCGATTCGAACACGACAAAGCGTCAGTTCAAGGCCATCGAAGATCGTGTGCTTGGTCATCATATCTAGCTCCTTTTTGAAGAACGACATTGGTGATCCTCCTTAGAACGGGTTGAAGTCTTCGAGGTCGAGTGGTCGGGCGTCGGTACGCGGCTCACGTCTCACCGGCGGCGATACGCCGGCGAGCTTCGCGTCGACCCATCGCTTCGCGCGCTCGAGGGCCTCGTCGGGACTCTCGTCCTCGCGGACCTCGACGGTCAGGCCGACGCGATGCCGCGTGAACTTGTCCGCGCCGGGTACCGGACCGTTTCGCTCATACGACACGTGCGTGATACGCATCAGTCCTTCCCCCACGTCTTCCCGCCGTCGTGCGAATGAAGGCCCGAGCGGACCGCCTGTTGATCGACCTGTCGGCCCGCGGTCGCTTCGGCGCGGGCCTCGGCCATGCGGAGCGCCGACGAGCCCTTCTGCTTCAAGTTCCGATAGGCGCACGCGTCGGAGATCCCGCGGCGGTCCCACGCGCCGACGAACGCGATCCCGCCGGTCTTGCCGATCACCGCCTTGACGGTCCCCGCGGCGAGCGCGGCCTCGAGGCGGGCGAGCGCCGTGATCGTTTCCGAGAGGCGCTCCTTCTTGGTCTGCGGGCGGTCCTTGCCCGTCTTCGGGTCGGGGACGCGACGCGGCGTCGAGTCGCAGGGCACGACTAGTAGTCCCGCGCTTCTTCGAACGTGATGAAGAAGTGTATCCCCGACGAGCATTCCTCGAGCAGGTTGTCGTCGTACTTGTCGGGAACGCACGGGATGCCGATCTGGTATTTGAAGGTCGCGTTGTGCCTGGAAGACAGGTCGCCCTTCGGCTCGACCTGCTCTCGCTCGCGGTTCAAGAGGGCGATCGGGATGGCGTACGACGCGCGGCACTTGCGCGAGCCCAGCGAGTTCATTCGCCCGGCGTCGGCGGGGATCTCGAGCTGCAAGACGTTGCCGCAGGCGAGCTTCTTGTACCCGACGATCGTTCCTTCGGCGCAGATTCGGAAGAGATGGACGGGAAAGTCACCTTTCAGGACCGCGTTCCTGAGGACCGCGCCGCTGAGGTCCGCGTTCCTGAGGTCCGCGTTCCTGAGGACCGCGCCGCTGAGGACCACGTTCCTGAGGACCGCGCCGCTGAGGTCCGCGCCGCTGAGGACCGCGCCGCTGAGGACCGCGTTCCTGAGGTCCGCGTTCCTGAGGACCGCGCCGCTGAGGTCCGCGCCGCTGAGGACCGCGCCGCTGAGGACCGCGTTCCTGAGGACCGCGCCGCTGAGGTCCGCGTTCCTGAGGTCCGCGTTCCTGAGGTCCGCGTTCCTGAGGTCCGCGCCGCTGAGGACCGCGTTCCTGAGGACCGCGTTCCTGAGGTCCGCGTTCCTGAGGTCCGCGCCGCTGAGGACCGCGCCGCTCTTCGCTGCGGCGTTCAACACCTCGGCCAGGGTCTCGCCCTCGCCGTTGTAGAGGGTCGCGTACGGGTACCAGCGGCTCTTGATCTCGAACTTGGGCATCAGACGACCTCCATCTCGAGCGGTAGGGGTTCTGCGATCGCGGCGACGGGCGCGGGCTCGTCGCCCGTGTCGAGGAAGGCGAAGCGCGCCGTGTCCCGCGCCTCGGTCTTGATCTCGCGGACGACGATCTCGAGCGCCTCCCCGCCGTCGATGACCCGCTTGACGATCTCGCGGGCCGCGTCGCGCGCCTCGGCCACGGCGTCGGCGAGCTTGTTCCCGGCGCTCTCGTCGAGAACTTGGGTTAGCTTCCGAGCCCGGTTCGCCGCGGCGCGGACCGCCTCGACGTTGCCCTCGGCGACGCCGCGATCCATCGTCTCGAGCAGGCCGCGGACCTCGGCGGCGATGCCGCGGGCGGCCTCGTCGTCGGTCTCGGCGACGCGCCCCTTCATGACGAAGATCGACACGCGCGTCGTGTCCGAGCTGGCGTTGTGTTTGTCGGCCATCTCTTGCGCCGCGTCGATCGCCTCGTCGAGATCGGCTTCTTTCTCGGCCGGGCAGAGCAGCCCGAAGTCGGTGAGGACGCAGACCCGGGCGATGGTCGAGCGGGCCGCGGAGCGCGCGACCTTCGCGCTCTCGTGGTCCTCGACGTTCTCGACGATGGTCGTCGTCTTGTGCGTCCGCGCCGAGCCGGCTTCGGGCGCCGCGGCTTCGGGCGCGAGTTCCTCGCGGAGGTGCTCGACACCGCCGGAGACGGTAGTTTTCAGGGCGACGAGGATACCGGGTTTGATGTTCGCGATCACGAGAGGGCCTCCTTCGGCTTCGCGGCCTCGAGGGTAGCACGGTCGTGGACGAGCGCCAGCTTCACGCGGGCCGCGGTCGTCGAGCCGACGGCGCCGGCGAGGCACGCGACCACGCCGATCAGCTCGTCCTTCGTCAGGCCCGAGGCGATATCGCCGGCCTTGTCGAAGTCGTTCTCGCTCCACATCGCTTCGACGATCGCGTGCGCGAGCTGTACGGAGCGGGCGTGCTCTTCTTTGGTCACCTTCATCGGCTTCTCCTCTGCGCCTTGCGCCGCGCGGGCGGGTCTCACTGCTGCACCTCCCGGGCAAGCGCGAGCAGGGCCTCGACTGCGTCGAGCTGCGGCCGCGCCGCGCCCATCGCCTCGTGAAGCCAGTCGTGGACCTGCTCCGCGACGTCGTCGTCGAGCCCGTCGAACTCGGCGACGGCCGCGTCGAGCACGGGCCCCCGCGCGATCACCACGAGGCACTCCTCGAGGGAGACGCGCGCCGAGACGCTCGCGAACGTGTCGGAGTTCATCTTCGCGCCGGTGCGGATCCGGTACGGCTGGCCGTACGACGAGTCGCCCGCGGCGCGGGAGGCCGCGAGCCGGCGCCGGTAGCTCGCCGCGGCATCTTGCGCCAGAGCGCGGATCCGCGTGAGGCGCTCGGCCTTCGGGTCGGGCGCGAGGGCGGGGGGTTGTGTTTCTTGTGCTTCGGTCATGAGTTCTCCGGGAGGGGAAGGGAGCCGGCCCGAAGGCCGGCCCCCCGGGTGGGCTACTGGCCGACCTTCACGTGTAGGTAGAAGTTCACGTCGAAATAGTCGGCCATGAGGTCCGAGCGGTCGTAGTTGTACGCGTGACCGATCGCCTCGAGGGCCGACTGCAGATCGTACGCCTCGCGGGTCATCCACGGGCACGCGATGCCGCGAGCGCGGTCGAGGGCGACCGCTTCGAAGTCCTCGACGGCCGTCGCGAAGGCGACCGCGGCGGAGATCGAGATCGACTGACCGCCCGAGAAGCGGGAGATCCGGACGCTGATCTTGCCGGGAAGGCCCGCGGCCTTGATGTCGGCGCGGATCCGCTTGGCGATCTCGGTGACGGAGAGGGAGGAGTCGTACTTGGTGCCGCTGGTCTTGGTCATCATGATCAGACCTAAGTGCAAGGCCGAAGCCAAGAAGCAACGGGCCTGTTTTCGAGGATTTACACGCGTGGGGCTGGGGGTCTGGTCCTCAGGGGTGCGTTACAGAATATCGGCTTTTCGATATAAAAATCGATGTTTCGGTACCTGGGGGAGAAGTCTCCAGACTGGGGACTTCTCCCCCGGTGAGGAGATGTAGGTCTCTCGGGAAGAACCCGGGTCACGGGCGACCTCCGCAGAGCTTGCATTCGGGATCGAAGCACTTCGGGTCGGTCGGCTTCTTCCGATCGCAGTCGTCGAACCACTGCTTCGGGCGCACGACGGCCTGGCCCTTCTTGCGCAAGCCCTCTTCGGCGCGGGCGAGGTCGCCTCCAGCGCGGCGAAGCATGATCTTCGCGTCATGCATGCCGCAGCCCGTGCGCTCGCGGAGCATCGCGATCGTGCTCGCGTCCGTGACGGGATTGGTCGGCACGGGCTACTCCTCCACCGGGCCGCGCGGGAGGCGGCTCAGGATCGACTTCTTCGTTGTTCTCACGGACGCGCGCAGGGCCTCGAACGGGTGCGCGCCCCAGGCCGCAACGATCCCGTCGCGCTCTTCCTGCGTCGGCTCGGTCGGGAACTCGGGCTCCGTCTCGACGACTCGCTGGCAATCCGCGAGCGCAGCGGCGTAGCCGCGTTGGTAGTCGGTCATCGCTTCCTCCGACGGTCCAGCGCCTCAGTGAGAACGCCGCGGGCCGTCTCCAGTGCTTCGTTGTAGGGCGTCTGCCTGACGTACCCGTCGGCACCGACGCGACCGAACAGCCGATCGAGCACGCGCCCGCGCAGCTTCGCGTCGGTCTTGCGCCAGCGTTCGGTGTCTGTGCCGAGCGTGCTTACCGTGGAGCGGCGCGTTTCCGTGACCTGACCGGTTCCCGCGACACCATGAGTCGGCGCGGACCGCGCGTCACCTTCTCTTCTCACGCGTCGATCTCCCCGCGGCCCGCGGCCTTCGTGCTCGCGTCGACGACCGAGATCGGCTTGCCTGGCTTCGTCGCCGGGCGGGCGCGGCCCTGTGCCCATTCGCGCAGCGCCTTGATCCGCTCGCCCGAGGTCTTCGCCAGTGGCACAACCGATTCCGCGGCCTCGACGAGGTCCTCCGTGGTTACCGCGCGCTCGCCGTCCGCGAAGGCCGCGAACAGGGCCTCCGGCACGAGTGCCGCGATCTCGGCGCCGGTGAAGTCGACGCACGCGCCGGCGACCTCGTCGGCGTCGATGGACTCGGGCGCGCGGCCGTGCGCGCGGAGGGCCGCGGCGACGACCTCGACGCGCTCACGGTGCGTCGGGAGGTCCACCCAGAAGACTTCATCGAACCGGCCCTTCCGGAGGAACTCCGGCGGTAGCGACCGTACGTCGTTCGCCGTCGCCACGATGAAGACGGGCTCGGTCTTCTCTTGCATCCACGAGAGAATCGTCCCGAGGGCGTCGGCGGACACCCCGCCGTCGGCCGCGCCTTGCGTCGCGCCGGCGAGCGCCTTCTCGACCTCGTCGAGCCAGAGGACACACGGCGCGACGGCCGAGGCGACCTGCAACGCCTTGCGGAGGTTACCCTCCGACTCGCCGACCCACTTCGAGCGGAGGGCGCCGACGTCCATGCGGAGCAACGGCATCCCGTACGCGCTCGAGACGGCCTTCGAGATGAGTGACTTCCCGCATCCTGGGATGCCGACGAGGAGCACGCCCTTCGGCGCCGGGAGGCCAAAGTCGCGGGCGCGCTGCGAGAAGGCCGGCTTGCGCCGCGTCAGCCACGTCTTCAGCGCGTCGAGACCGCCCACGGCCTCGAGGCCGCGGGGGTCCGGGTCGTACCACTCGAGGACGCGCTCCCGGGCGACGACGCGCTTCTTCTCTTGCGCGACGATCGCCGGGTCGATCTTCTTCGTGGTCACGACGGATTTCGCGTAACAGTTGCTCGCCTCCTCCGCCGTCAGGCCGACGGCCGCGTCGACGGCCGCGTCGAACGTCGGCGCGTCCGGCTTCTCGACCTTGTCGGGGAGTGTTTTCACGACGCCCGAGAGGATGGCGGCGACCTCGGCGCGGTCGGGCAGCGGCCAGTTGATCACGACCGCGGCGCCCGCGAGTTCCGGTGGGACCTCGCCCGACGGTGTGAGGATGACGATCGCGCGGGCCGAGGCGAGCGGCGTCGAGGGAAGCTCACGAGCGAGCGAGCGTACCTCGCGCAGGACCGTCGGGTCCTTCAGCCACACGTGCAGATCGCGCATGATCCACACGCCCTTTGCCTTCGACTCGCGCACGGCCGTGAGCCCGGCGGCCGGGTCCTTCGCGCCTTCGTTGATGGCGTCGCCGTCCTCGTCGGTCACGCCGCGGGCGCAGTCCCAGTGCCGGACCTCGTAGCCCGCGGTCGCCGCGGCGCCGGCGACAGCCCTCTCCGCACGGACCTCCTCGCGCGTCACGATCCAAAGGAGCGAGTTCCGCGCCCGGAGCAGCGCGAGGACGTCCTTCGCGACCTTCGCGCCGCGGGTCTCGGGCGCGGGCGTGACCTTCGGGGCCTCGGTGGGCGGGGCGACTTCGGTCGGGGTCGTGGTCTCGGTGGGCATCAGGTCTCCTAGTAGAGGGCGGAAAGGTCGAGGGTGCAGGGCTGGACGCGCTTACCTTCGTCGAAACGATCCATGAAGGTCCGCGCCTCGATCGTCGTTCGGTAGGACACGTATCCGCGTGGGCCGTCGTAGAACGAGATCTCGACCGGCGTGCAGCTCGGGGATTCGTACCCCATGCGAAGCAGGGCCTGCGAGATCGCGCACTGCTTGTGGTCCTCGGGCACGCCCTCGCGGATGTCCTCTTGCGTCACTTCGATCTTCACAGGGTCCCCGGATGCACGTGGAAGGTCTTCCCGCCGTCGTGGCTGTGCGGCACGGCGCCCGGCCGCCACACCATGGCGAACAAGGCGAGGGCCGCGGCGGCGATCACGGCGAGCAGGGCGGCGTCGATCTTCTCTTCTCGGGTCATGGGGTCCTCCTTACAGGGCGGCGGGGTGTACGCGGTACCATTCGTTCACGTCGGCGTCGGCGAGGTCGGGGAGGTCGTCGCGCGCCGACTGGAAGAACATCAGCGAGCCGTGCTCGGGGACGTGCGCGAGGCCGAAGGCGTGGCCGAGTTCGTGCGCGAGGAGGTGCACCCGCGCCGGCTTCGGGAGCCCGAGGGCGTACAGACAGTCGACCGTGATCCCGCCCGAGGTCGTGATCGCCGCGGCGGTCCCGATCGTCAGGCCGGGGATCTCGTTCGTGCAGATGATCGCCTTCGTCTCGGTGGCCTCGGGTCCCTCGAGGAACCCGCCCACAGGCTCCCACAGGGCCGCCGCCTCGAGCACATCGAGGCGGAGTACGGGCGTGATGTGGGCGAAGGACAAGACCGTCGCCGGCGGCGCGGCCATGTCGGCCGCCGGCGAGGCACAGCCGCACCCGACGAGGACGAGCGGGAGGAGCCGGATCACTTGCGGCCCCCGAGGTTTGCGAGCGCCCGGCGGGCGGTCTCGGCGAGGGTGTAGGGCTGGGGGATGAGGGGGGTCAGGGCCGGCTCGGCGATCCGCTTCCCGACCTTCGTGTTCTCGCTCATGAACACCACGCTATCACGAACACCCCCGGGCGAAGCAACAGGTATTTCACAAAGCCGCGTGGTCTCTCGCTTCTTCGTCACGGCAAACGGCAGCCGAGCGCCCGCTTCGCGACCCGCTCGAGGGCCTCGACGTAGTTGAAGAACGCCGCGGCCGACTCGGCGTCGACGGTGATCCGCATCCCGACGCGCGCTTCGCTGTCCTCGAGGTACGGGACGCGCTCGGGCTCGTGCAGCGAGACGAACTTCGTCTTCGTCGGGAGCACCGTCAGGCACGGCCCCGACGGCTTCGTCTTCACCGCGAGCGCCGTCGATGAACACCCCGACATCGCGAGGGCGAGCATGATCACGATGAACGCGAGGAAGGAGGTCAACATGACCGCGCCGACGGCGACGGTCGTCTTCGTGTCGGAGGTCATGCGGACACCTTCTTCTCAGCGACGAGGATCGTCTCTTCGCCGAGGCGGTCGCCTTTCAAGAGGCGCAGTCCTTCCCGTCGGTAGAGGTCGAATGCCTTCTCGTATTCGTACTCGTCGAAGCTCGCGTACCCGTATGCCGTGTCGACTCGGTACCTCATCACATCACCTCCGTTTGTGGCGGCCCCTTGGCCGCGATCTTGAATGGGGTCTCCGGGAGGAGATACCCTCGTCGCGTGTCTCGCTTCCAGCCGTGTCCCTCCTCCTTCCACTCGACCCACTCGACCCAATACAAGCCGTCGGCCTTCACGACGCGAGCGAGGGTCTCGTACGTGAACACGCCCTTCTCGCCGGAGCACTTCGTGACGTGCCACGCCTCGGCGCCGACGCGGGAGATCTGGATCTGTACCCTCACGTCGACTTCGCCAGCGCCGTCACACCGACGACGACCCCGGCGACGAACATCACGCCGAGGAGCCCCGCGCCTCCGCCGAGCGCCGCCGCCGAGCCTGCGATCGCGAAGCCGATCGCCGACAAGACGTGTAGCTTGTTCTTTCGGTTCGTTTCCTTGATCTGACTCAGCTCGACCTCGAGCGCGGCGAGTTCCATCCGCTCACGGTGCGTGATCTTCACGAGGCTCTCTTCGTCGTTCACTGGAGCCTCCGGAGCGCCTCGAGGATTAACGTCAGCCCGAGATATCCGTGCACGGCGAGGCTCGACGGCCACTTCGTCGCGTCAGTCTCGTTGTGAGGTTCGCGCCACAAGATCGCGAGCCCGCGCGGATGCTCGCTCGACCACTCCTCGAGGCTCTTCAACTTGTCATCGACGAACGCGTCGCCCCCGACGAGCCGTTTGTCTCGTGCGTGGATCACCCGGTCGGCGGTGAAGCCGAGCGCCGCGAGCCAACGCTCGCGCTCATACGTCCACGTCGGCGAGCCGTCGAGCGGTGCGGTCACAGCGTAGACGTCCGCCCAAGCGCGTAGGTCTCTGAGGAACATGCCGCTTCCCGGATTCGGAGAGAACCCGATCGCGACGCCGCGCCGGTTGAGCCGCTCGCGTACGGCGGCCTCGACCTCCGCGGAAGCGCCGAAGGACTCGAAGATGTTCCACCGGTCGATCCGGTCGGGCGAGGCGGCGACGCCCTCGTCGCGGAGGAACTCGCACGCGCGCTCGAAGAACCCTCGCGTGAGAGGTCCATCGACGTCGAGCAGGATTCGCGGTCGTCGCATCGTAGCCTCCTCATGATTCGACAGACGTGGGGCTGACTGCAGCCCGCGGCCTTCGCGATCGCGCGTTGCGTGGCGTCGGGCATCAGCTCGATCGCGAGTCGAACTCGGGCGTCGCGGGCCTCGTCGGGAGCGTGGTACATCAGACGGACCTCTCCGCGACCCACAGCGGCGAGTTCATGGTCTTCCCGCGCTTCGAGTCGATGAAGAAGAGGGCCTGCTGTGGTTCCTCGTACTCGGCGCGGATCTCCTGCGCGTACGGCGAGAAGCCGATCAGCGAACCGTTCACGACGGCGCGGCCGAAGTCGCGGTACTGATGGAAGTGTCCGATGCAGTGCACGTCGGCGCGGATCACGCGGTCCCATTGCGGAACGGCCTTCAGCAGCGGGATCCCGATCCCGCCGACGCCGCCCTGATAGTTCAGGGAGTCGCCGTGATGGAAGTGGATCACGCGGTCGTAGACCTGCACGTACTGATGCGCCGACGCTGTGACCTCGAACCGGACGCGCTTCTCGTCGCGCATGCGGGCCTCGAGGTCCTTGTACATCAGCCACTCGTACGAGTTCGCGTGTCCCGTCGAGATCCGCTTGCGGTGCGTGGTCCGGCCATGGTTTCCGAAGGAGCACGGCACGACGATCGAGTCGAGCCCGAGCCGGTCGAGCAGCCCGCGGATCCCGCCCTCGAGGCGCGGCATCAACCAGAGGATTGCCTGCGTCGGGGAGAGTTCGTTTCCTTCTTGGAGTTCCTCGTGAATATACCCGGAGATCAAGTCACCTCCGAGCCACAGCACGAGGTCACGTACCACGACCTTCCCCGAGCCGCGCTGATGCTCGACGTTCCACGCGACCGCCTGAAAGAACCGCTCGACACGGTCCGCGGCGACCGTCAAGTCATACTTGTTCCGGCCGGCCACGGCCTCGGGGTCGACCGTCTCCTCGACGTGCCAGTCGCTCGCGAGCGCTACGGCCGTCATCTCGCGGAGGGTCCCTTTCTCACGCGCGGGGATCTTCGCCGTGAGCCGTGCGCCGGTGATCTGATCGATGAACGACTGCCGGAGTCGGAGTTCCCGAAGCTCGTCGACGACGCGGGCCTGCGCGCGGCGGTCGCGTTCGGCCTCGAGCTTCTCTTCGCGCTCGCGTACAAGATCGCGCTCGGCCTTCGAGGGGCCGACAGTGCCGCGGTTCGAGCGCTCGACCTCGGCTCGGCAGACGCGGCACTTCGACTGCCCTGACTGGAAGCCGGACTTCTCGCGGCCTCCGGGCGTATTGCACATCGAGCAAGTCTTCATCGGCGCTTTCCTTTCTTCGGGGCGTACCGCGGTGCAGGTTCCGGACGATCGTCCAGCTCCTTCGGCAATCGGCCCGCTTCGATCTCGTCGAGGGTCCACATGTATCCGCAGATGTTCCACAGGATCGCCGCGCAATGGTCCTCGGCGGGCTCGCCGGCCTGAAGATCGGCGAGGTGACGGAAGGCCGAGTCAAAGAAACTGGCCATGAGGGGCTGACCTTTGCGCCAGTTGTTCGGCCCGTACTTCACCGCGCCCCGTTCGTACAACTTGGCCAGGCGACGGAGAGCCTCTAGGGGGATCAGATCAAACCGCCCTTTCCCCTCTTGTCTATCACGCACGCTTCCCGTCTTATATTTGCGACGGTCTCCACTATCCTTCGTGATGAACTCTTTCATGCTCTCTCCTCGTGCAAGATGCAGCGTGTGTGGTCAGGCTCCATCGCCGCATTACACGCGGCACAGAGGACGGCGTGCGTGCTCATACGATCCCCCTCTTCAAGTGGTGTAGGCCGATGCCGATCGCGTCCCAGACATTGTGCGCGAGCGACGCGGGCACGGCGCCGGCCTCGGCCGCGGCAGTCTCCGTCAAGTCGAGACGGGAGCGGATACGCGTTTCGACGATGTACGGGTCCCCGGTCTTCGGCTTCGGGATCTGCCCCTTCCAGTCGCTCGGGGCATAACACTCGGCCGTGGCGTACGGGTACAGGGCCGCGAGCGCACCGTCGACACCACAGAGCGCGAGCAGATCGTTCGGGTCGGTCTTCGTCTGACCGGCGCGGATCCTCGAGGCGTACACGCGCGGCCACTCGAACACGAGCGTCCCCGCCGCCGGGCCGAGCCAGTCACGGACCGCGTTCGCCATCCCGCGGCATGCGCCCGGACCGTTGCCGGTCTTCGCGTGCGACTTCACGTACGCGGCGCGCACGAGCTTCCCCTCGTTGAAGGTCGCCACGCCACAACCCCGGATCCCCGGGTCGACCGCGACGAGGATCACTTCGCCCCCGCGAGCCGGGCCGCGCGGCGCTCGGCGATCTCCGCTTTGCGGCGCTTCCGCTCGGCGACCGCGTCCTTCGTGAACATGGTCTCGAGGACGAACGTGAACCGGTCCTCGGGCTTGCGCTTCATGAGACGCTCACGACGAGCGCGCGACATCGACTTCCGACTCGAACGGGGTGGCATCAGGTGGGCTCCTTCATCTTCCAATGAGCGATCCTCGCCTCGGCGAGCTTCACGTACTCGGGGTCCATCTCGACGCCGAGGAAGTCGAACCCCTCGAGCACCGCCGCGCAGCCCGTCGTCCCCGAGCCGGTGAACGGATCGAGCACGACGCCCCCGGGCGGGCACACGAGCCGGCACAACCAGCGCATGAGCGCGATCGGCTTCACCGTCGGATGGTGGTTTCGACGGCCGCCGCCTCGTCCCGCGCCGGCGCGCGGCGAACGGAGCCCGGCGGTCCCGTCCTCACGGGCGGTGAGGTCGCCGCCGGTCCGAACCGCGAAGCCCTCGAGGCCCGCGTCGCGCTCGGCGGTCGAGGGCTTCGCGCAGTAGAAGTACGGCGCGACCGAGCCGAGGTCCGCGGCGACCGCCTCGTCGACGGCGATGTTCGACGGCCATCGGCCTGACACGTTCTTACCTTCGGCTGCTCTTCCTTGATACCCTTGGTCAGTCCACTTGGTGACGGCCGGAGGGTTGTGTCTCTCCTCGGTACCGACTCGGGTCGCGCCGATGTTGAGTGCGCCGGTCCCGTGCTCGAGGACAGTCCGCGCGACCGTGTTCCCGAGCGGCTTTCGCGCGAGTACCACGGGCTCGTGCGCGGGTTTCAAGGCCGTGCCCCAACCTTTCCACTTTGCGGCCTCAGGCGTCACCGGCAGGCCGAGCGTTGCGTCGATCGCCTTCGAGACATCGAGCGACTTCGGAAAGCCTGAGCCGTACAACCACTCCAACATGTCGCGAACCTCGAAGCCGGCATCCTCAATCGCCGAGGCCATCCGGTGGTACGTACGGGTCCCGCCGAACGCGACCACGTGACCACCCGGCTTCAGGACGCGCAGGACCTCGCGCCACACGGCCGGGTCATACGCGACACCGGACGCGTCCCACGCTTTCCCCATGAAGCCCAGCTCGTACGGCGGGTCGCACACGACGCAGTCGATCGCGGCATCGCCGAGGAGCTTCAAGGCCTGCCGACAGTCGCCGACAAGGATCTCGAAGTCACTCACAGGGCGGACTCTCTCACGAGCGACCGAAGCTCGTCAAGGGTCGCTCGCGCCCGACCGATGGCCATCGGGTCGGCCCACGCGTCCGAGGACGGATGCGGGAGCACGGCCATCGGATGACGGCCACACGCGATCGAGAACGGCATGTACTGAAGCCCGAGGAGCAGCGTCACTCGCGGGCCGAGCAAGACCATCGGCTCGTCGGGGACGCCGTGGTCTCGGGATGCGACGAGGCCGGGGAGTTCTGCGTCGAGTAGGACCCGCGCGAGGCGGATTGCCCGGTCACTTTCGGCTACCAGGATCATCATCGTCTCCTAGGTCGAGGGCGGCGAAGCGGTCGACGCGGGCCTCCGGGACCTTCTCGGCCGCGAGGTCGCGGATCATCGACTTCGCGTACACGTCCTTCGCGTACACGTCCTGCATCGCGTTCAAGTAGGCGGCGGACAGGTACTGCGGACTTCCGAGCGACGCGAGCGTGTCCGCGAACATCGCACGAGATAGAGGCGCGCTCTCGCTCGGCTCGTACCTCGCAAACATCATAGGCGCGGTGAGCTTGATCTCGATCTCGCGCGTCCGCGGATTGAACACGACGTCACCAATCGACGGCCAGCCGTCCCCGCCGTCTTCGCGCTGCATCCGCTCGAGTTCGTCTTCGGCCGCGGCGCGCATCTGAAGTCGGACCTCTTCGGTCATCTTCATCCCGACGAACTCGCCGAGACGCGCGTAAATTCGCGACCTGATCTGCGCGGTCCGATCGTACGGACCGATCTTCACTTCGGCACCCGCACGGACGAGTAACACCGCGTGCAATGAAACCACGGCCAGATCAGAACGTCGCGATGACCGAAGGCGCGGCACATGAACTTCGAGAGCGCGTAGGGGATCATCGAACCCCCTCCGGCTCCCACGGAACCAACTTCCCGTCTCGATACACAGGTTCCATTCGCTTGTCCCAGTAGAACCCGAGCGCAGGCTCGGCGACGATCGTCACATCGGGGACGAACTTCCGCATCCCATCGACCATCACCTTCGCCATTCGGGGGCCGGCGAGGTGCGCGACCTCGAGCGGGATCTCGGCGATGATTTCGTCGTGTATAAACACGATAGGGCGCGAGCCGTAGAGGACCGACGACCGATCGAGGTAGCACTCCCGCGTCAGGCACCGGAGCGCGTACTTCGCGCCGTCGGCGGCGAGCGCCTGGAAGCCGTTGTTCGCGCCGTTCGTGTAGTCGAGCCCGCCGCGGACGCGCTCGGTGCCCCAGCACCGAAGTTCGCCGCGCCCTTCCTTGCCAACGATGTTCGAGATCCGCGTGAGGTACCGCTGCATCCGCCATTGTTCGAGCCATGCGGGACGGAGTTCATCGCGGACGATCGCGAAGCATTTCTCGCACACGAGCTGAGGCGGGTTCGTGCCTGCCCACACGCGCGAGGTGCCGCACCGCTCGGCACCGGCGAGCAGGATGCAGAACCGGATCCCCGGATACTTCGTCCCGTCCGGCGCGATCGTCTCGCCCTCGTTCTTCCGGCGCTTCGAGTACACGAATTTCGCCGGGCCCATCCCGCCGGGAAAGCCGAAGTTCCCGGCCTTCGCGGCGTCGCGGTACTTCTTCGCCCACTTCTTCAAGACCGCGTCCGGCGACTTGATCGCGACGCGCATCTCCTCGGTGGACTTCCCCGCGAGGCGCGCGGCGAACGCGGTGTGAAGGGCGCCGGGGTCGCCGGTCGCGTTGATCGTGTCGGCCATGATGGACGACCCGAACATGTTCAGCTCGACCTGAGAGAGCGTGCACAGCTCGAGGGCCGAGAAGTCGACCGAGCAGAGCACGTACCCGTCGCGAGCGCGGTGACACTCGCGCACGCCCATGTCCTTCCCGACGAGCTGAACCAGGCCGTCGTACGAGGTGCGGCCCGAGGCGACGAGCACGTTCGGCCGGAGGAACCGACCGATCTTCTCGGCCTCGAGGGCGGGGAGGTACGTCGAGAGGATCTTCTCGGGCTCGTTCGCGCCGAGGGCGACGAGGTCCGGATCACCCGAGTTCATCTTCGAGTCACGGTCCGCGCAAAGCCCGCCCGTCTTCGTCTTCGGGCACATCGACACATCGAGCCCCGTGCCCGAGCACGTCTTGCAGTTGATGGGGCGCCCCGAGATAGGCGAGAGAAGCTTCCCCCCGACGCATGCCGGGCAAGGTTGATCGGCACCGTACGCGCGGGCCACGGCGAGCTTGACCGCGTGCGTGTTCGCCTTGTCGCCGTCGTAGAACCCGAGGGCGCGGAACTTCTTCACGAAGGCCGCGTGCGCCTCGAGCGTGCGCGCCTTCAGCTCGGCGATACGTTCGCGGTCCGCGCGCATGCCCCAGATCGCGCCGAGGTGCATCGCGAACGCGGTCTCGGCCTGGTCGGCGAGGTCACCGAGGTTCCGGTGCGGCCCCGATGTCACGCCCGTCCCGCCGCCGCGGATCTGCGCGATCGCGACCTCGAGCGTGTTCCGTGCATCGTCTACCGGGTAGACGCGGGCCTCGCGCGGCCAGTCCTCGAGCGGCACGCCGTCGAGCAGCGCGTACCGTCGACGCCACGTGTCGTGGATCTTGGCATCATCTCGGCCGAGCACGAGCGAGACGAGTCGCTCGAGGTTGTACCGCCCGTCGAGTTCGCGCCCGGTCACCGGGTCGAGGAAGAGGTTCCCCTCGGCGATCGCGTGGAGGGCCTGCGCGATCTGCACGTCGAAGACGCGACGTTCCTCGTACGCGCGGAAGATGGCCGGGAGCAGCCCCGGGTCGGCGACGGCGAGGCACCCGAAGTCGTAGGCGATGTTCGCGCCCGTCAGGATGACGTCGGAGCGGATCGGATCGGTGAACGCGCCGACGACGGCACGCGGCGGATCGTTGGGCTCGTAGATGAGACGCTCGGGCGTCGAGCCGCAGACGATCCTAGGCGCGAGGATCCCGACCTCGATCTGATGCGTCTCGAGGTCGAGCGAGTACAGTCGCGCCGGGTCGAAGGTCACTCGGCGGGCTCGGGCGTGGGCTCGGCCGTGGCGGCTTTCTCTCGTTCGATACGACGCTTCGCGGCCTCGGGGTCGCCGAACTCGGGGTCGATGCCGAAACAAATCAGCGACACGATCCCGCGAACGATCTCGAGCGCTCGCCTCTTGGCGAGGCGGCGCGAGCCGCGCGAGTTCCCCATCGGGGGGCACTTCGGCGGCGGCGCGCTCCTCGAGTAGAACGCGGGCTTCGCTCGCTCGGCGTCGGCGCGCTCGTCGGCGAGACGGCGACGCAGCGCGGATGAGCACTCATCCTTGTGAACCGTGGCCATGGGACCTCCGAGAAAATCGGCCCCCCTTGCGGTCAGGTACGTCAGCTTAAGCTGAACCCCGGCGTTTCCTACCGGAGGTCTTGATCGCCTTCTACAAGGGGGGCCGGGGAAGTTCGGACCCTACTTCTTTGCGGCTTCGGCGTCAAGGCGGTCGAGAGCCGCCCGGTTCGCGCGGACCTCGTCGGACGTCTGCGCGACTTGCTGGTAGAAACCCGGATAGAACCGGGTCTTCCCCTTCTTGTTCTCGTGGCCGCGGGTCTTGAACTTCAGCTTCAGCCCGCGCGCCGGCTGCGTCGCATCCGAGCACCACGGCGAGACGCGGTCGATCGCCTCGGCCTGTGGAAGGCCCGTCAGCGCCATGCAGAGATATGCGTACTCCTTCTGCGAGATGTGCGCGTTCTGCCCCTCCGTCTGAATCAGGATGTGGCCGCGGTAGCCCTCCTTCGAGGGGTCCGCGCCGCGGGCCTCGTCGACGATCACGTCGCACCAAATGCCGCGCACGGCCGTCGGCGCCTCCTTCTTCCCGAGCATCCGCACGCCGTACGACATGCCGGTGACGATGGCGGTATACTCGCCCTCCTTCCACCCCGAGTCACCGCCGAGCGACGCTTCCTTCGACTTCTTCTGGAAAAACTCGATCTCGTTCATCTCTGTCTCCTGTCTCTGCTATCGCGCGTTTTGCGCGTTCAGCCATTCGACGTCGGCCGCAAGTAAGATCTGCGCCGAGGTCATGAGGCCCTCGGTCCACTTCGCGACGCGTACAGCGCGGTCAATCGAATCTCGGAACTCCGGCACGTAGCGCGCGACGTACGTGATTACCTCGGGGGTCGTCTGTCCTTGGCGATTCAGGCGACCTAGGAGCTGCTCCCAGCCTCGCGCGTCCGGCTGAGGGGCCACGATCAGCTCCTCGGCGAAAACGCGCTGCAGGCCGTCCCGGCCGCGGCCGTGCGCGCCTACGGACACGACGAGGGACCGGTCGCCGCGCTCGGCGAGGATCTCGGCTTCCGCGGTCGGCCCGCCGGCGTGCAACGGAAGACCCGAGACCTTCGCGACCTTCTCGCCGAACGCCCGGTCTTCATACCACACGAGCGCCTTCCTCGTCGAGGCCCATTCGCCCGCGAGCCGGGCGAGCGTTTCGTCGACCCACACGGCCTCGGTCGTGTGCGGGAGCGTGTCCTTCACGTCGCGCCACGTGACCCACGCCGGGCACCGCCACGCCGGGTATTCACACGCCTTCCCGCTCGGCGTCGTGTGCATCTCGACGCGCCCGGCCTTGACGGTGAACGTCGCGCCGCACGAGCACGAGCCCCGCTCGGCGCGCTCGGCCGCGAGGGTCGCGAGGTACTTCGAGTCAAGGTGAGGTCGCGGGTTCATCAGGACCTCGCGCATCGCTCGGCCGTACGCGCGGCGGGCCTCGAACCACTCCCGCTTCACGGCGTCGGAAGGGTTCCCGGGGAAACGCCACCGGTAGTAGAACCCGAGCGCGAGCTGCTGTGCAGCACGCTCGACCTCGACGGCGCGCACGAGTTCCTCGCCGTCCGGGCGCGTCCACGTCGAGCGAAGGTCTCGCCGCATCGTCGCAAGGGCCTCGGGAAGACGCGGCACGGCCCACTCGCGTAGGACGGGCTTCGCCGGGACCTTCGCGTTCGCGCCTGTCGAGACGAAGCCGAAGGTCTCGCGCACGCGCCGGCCGAGCCCCTCGACCACGGGGACGCCGAAGGCGCGAAGAACTCCGGCGGGTGCGGGGAAGTCGCTGGGGTCGACCGCCGAGGCCCACGCGCGGATTTGCTCGGGGTCGATCGGCAGGGGAGACCGACCGCGCAGCGCGAGCAAGATCAGGTGCGCGAAGTCGAGGATCGACCGAGAGGCGATCGTGCCCGACCAGCCGCAGAACCGCGCGGCCGGGTTCGCCTCGAAGTACCGGAGCACGCGCCCGGTGCGCGTCGACTCGGGGTTCTTCAGTGCGTCGACCTCGTCGGCGATCACCGAGTCGGGCATGAAGTCCTCGAGCAGCCTCGTCGAGCCCTTCACCTGAAACTGCGAGTACGGCACGACGCGGAGGATCGGCCGGCCTTCGATGATGTATCCGCCGCGCGCGCCCGGGAGCACGAGCGACGGGACGCGGAAGTGCTCGGCCGCGGCGAGGTACTCGAGTTCCAACTGACCCACGAGGCCCGGCGGGACGAGGAGAACCGCGACCCGACATCCGGGGAGTACCATGGGCGCGAGGATGTTCAAGAGAGTCTTCCCGCCGCCGACGCGGATCTGACCGAGGAGCCCACCCTCGCCGTCGCGGGCGAGCGGGATCTCCCACAAGGCCCACGCTTGCGAGGCGAGCAGGCGACGCAGGCACGACCGCCCGAGCGCCGCGCAGCCACACGGCGCGTCCTCGGGCCTATCTGGACGGCGCAGACGTTCCGACATGATCTCGACCAAAGCGCGGCCGCGCGGGCCGTCGAGGTCCGGTGGTTCCCTCCGGGGGAGCGCGAGCACGCGCTCGAGGTCCGGTGAAGTCCGGACCGCCGGGCGCGGGCGGAAGGCGTCGAGTGCGTTCAGGCTCGGCCCCCGCGTGTGATGTGCCCGCGCTGCTCGAGGAGGGTCATGATCTCGTTGTCGACGGCCGCGGCTCGCGCCGTGGCGTCCGCGAGCGCGACGTTCGTCGCTTCCTCGTCGAGGACCGCGGCGAAGATCGAGCACATGTTCGCCGCGTTCGGGATCGTGTGCCGGGCCTCGGACGCGAGGCGGTGCACGAACGCCTCGATCGCGATGGTCCGCTTCTGAATCTGCTCGGGTGTGAACATCACCATGACCCGATGACCTTTCTTGCGGCGGGCGTGAGAGGCTCGACCTCGTGGCGCTCGAAGGCGAGCACCGGGCCTTCGGGCGTGAAGGCGTCCCGCGCGACGAAGCACGGGCACCGTCCGCCCCAGTCGCACGGGCCGAGCCACTCGACGACTTGGCCGGCGGCCCGGTGCGGCGCGAGGACCTCGAAGACCTGTGCGGTCGGCGGGTAGGTCACCGAATGGCCTCGAGCAGGGCCTTCGCCGTCGGCGTGAGCGGCTTCACCTCGTTCGCGCCGAGCCACGTGATCGAGTAGCAGTCCTCATCGGGACCAATGAGCCCCATCAGACGATCGTCGGTCTGTCGGGGCGAGAACGCGAAGACGCACGCGAGGCCGCAGTACTCGTCATGTCCGACGGCCTCGACGATGTCGCCGGGCCTCAGCGCGTAGTGCCTGTCTTCGTTGTTTCCTGTGTACTCGAAGATCACGGCCTCTTTCGGGTATCTCATCGGACACCTCGCACGACGAGCGCGTCGGTCGCGAGGACCTCGAACGCGATCATCCCGAACTCGCTCGACGACGAGACGACGTAGTACCCGAGCGGTGGCGGCTCGGCCTTCACGAGTGCCGCGAGGACGCCCTTGTACTTTCCGAAGGCGAGGATGTTCTTCTCGCCCGTCGCCGTGCGGATGTCGCGCCCTTCGTTGAAGACATCGGCGAGCTTTTGCGCCTTCTCGGCCGCGTAGGTCTCGAGCCGCTTCGTCGGGATCGCGTCAGGCACGCAGTCGAGGTACAAGGCCTGCACGGCCTTCGACTCGACGGGCTTCGCCGGCGCGAGCTGACGAAAGGTCTCGTCGAGTGCCGCGGCGGGCTCCTCGACGACCTGCTGCGCCGTCGGGGGTTCCGACTTCGCGGGCTCGGGCGCTTTCTCGGGCGCCGGCGCCTCGGCCGGCTTCGCGCCGTGCTCGGGTACGAAGGCGTAGTACGCGCCGTCGCCGAGCTTGGCCGGCTTGACCTTGACGATCAAGCCGCACGAGCACGTGAATTTCTTCGTCGCGATCGCGTCCATGTCGAGCTTGACCTGCTGCCCCGAGGCACAGCCCATCGGCGCGGGCGTCGACGGAATCTCGGCGGGCGCGCTCGAGGCCGGCGCGTCAGGCGCCGCGACGGCGGTCCCGCGAGCCGCGGCGGCCTCCTCGTCGAGGAGGCGTTGCTTCTCGGCGGCGACGGCCGGGTCGAGCGGCGGGGGCGGTGCGGCGGCTTTCTGATTCAACTTGTCTGTCAGGAATCCCATGGGCTCACCTTTCAGTTTTGCGGCCGCTGACCGGCCGATGAAGTCCTGAAGCGAAACGACGGGGTCGCGCTCGCAGACGTTTCCGAGGTACGGACACCCGCCGTAGGCGTGACACGCGTCGTAATTCGGCGCGACGTCGGCGGCGCGGGTCGCCCGGGCCGTCGACTTCATCTGCTCTACCACAGCCACCGAGCGAAGGAAAGCCCCCACGATCTGGCTCGGGGAGATCACGACCGAGCGCTTCTCGGCGCGGAGCGGGCCTTCGGTCTGCGTGTACCCGTGCGAGACGCGCACGGCCTTTCCGGTGTCGCGCCGGATCAGTTCCGCGTACCCGGCCATCTGATGGGAGTTCGCGAGCTGCTCGGCCGTCTTCGCGTAGCCCCGCTTGCGGACGAGCCCGGTCTCGGGGTTCACCTCGTCGTCGATCTGCTTCGTCGACTTCCAGTCCGCGATCTCGACGATGCCCGGCTCGTGCACTGTCTTGGCAACGGGCCCGTCGTCGCCGGGGACGTCAATGACGTGGTCGGGGTTCATGTCGATCAGGTCCACACGGCCGATCACCGGGACGTCGGCACACGTCAGCGGAGAGTCGACGGCGCCGTGAATGCCCCCGGGCTCATGCTCCCGCATCTTCCCGATCGAGGTCTCGACGAGCAGGCTCGTCTTCGGCTTCGGGAGAAACCGCCGCATCGCGCCGGCCATCGGCCCAAGCACGTCCTCGCCCGTCTTCAGGTAGTGCTCTGTTTGCGCGTGGATCTGGTCGCCGAGCTTCTGCGCGCGTCGAGCCTTCTCTTTGATCTTCCCGACGTACCGGAACCACCACTTCCGCGGGCACCCGCCGTCGCACGCGGGGTCGTGTTTCTCGATCTGCGAGACCGAGATGAAGCGGAGCCAACCGTCGAGGACGACGGGACCCAACTACGCAGGTCCCGTCGAGTGCGTCGAGCGGAGGTTCCGCGCCGCGCGCTCATTCTGCACGATCTCGATTAGGTCGAGGACGAGCCTGACCGCACACTGGCCACCCTCGGCGTTCAGCGCGAAGCCCGGGTCCGCGTCGGGCCCCTCAAGCTTGGCCCATTCCTGTCGGCAGACTTCAAGGGTCACGTCGTCGTATGCACTCACATCTCGCATGCGGTCTCCTTCGCCATGGCGGCGCGCAGGGTCGCGAGCGCCTCGGCCTCTAGCTGACGGACCCTCTCCCTCGAGATCGGGCGTCCGCGCTCGAACGCCCTCGAGGCCGTAATGGTCTTCCCGACCTCGAGTAACGTCCGCTCGCGGTCGTCGTCGAAGCCGAAACGAAGTTCCAGGATGCGGCGCTGACGCGGCTCGAGGGTCGCCATCGCGCGGCGGAGCACGGCGAGCGTCGATTCGTTCTCGAGCGCGGACTCGGCGTTCACAGCCTTCGGGTCCGGGATGAGGGCGCCGATCGTCGCGACCTCTTCGCCGAGGATGACCGGCCGGTCGAGGCTCGTGTGCGTCGAGGCGGCCTGCAACGCCCGACGGACAACGCGCTCGGGGACGCCGAGGGTCTCCGGGAGATCCGCCTCGGGGACGCCACGGGCCATCGCGCGACGGGCCGCGACGAGGGTCTTCATGTCGTGTGGCTTGCACGGGAGCGTCATCCGCGCGACGGCGTGACGAACCCAGTGCACGGCGTAGGTCGTGAACTCGACCTTTTTCGAGAGGTCGAAGCGGTCGATGCCCTTCAGCAGGCCTTCGAACCCGAGCTGTACGAGATCCTCGATCGTGTGGCGCCCGGCAGTCACGCCGGCGTACTTGCGCGCCATCATCCACACGAGACCGCCGTGTCGTTTCGTGAGCCGGTCGCGCGCCCACTTCCGTCGACGTGCATCCGTGCCCTGCGCCCAACCGATCAAGATGCGGTCAGCCTCTTTCACTGTCGTCTCCTAAGTCGAGCGCGGAAAAGCGGGTAGGCGGTTCTTTCGGCGAAGGCGTCGCCGGTACGTACTGCTCCTCGAGGAAGACTTCCTTCCCGATGGGCGTCGAGAGGAGCGCGTCGGCCTGTTCTTTCGAGAGGTCCTCGAGGCACAGGGCCGCGGTGTACCCTCCGTCGGGAAGGTCCTGCACGATGATCGACGCGAGCTTCACTCGTCACCGAGGTCGAGATCGTCGAACCGACTCGGCGGCGGGAGGACCTCGCCGCGGCGGATGAACGCGAGGCGGTCCCGGTTGAAGTACGCCGTGTTCTTCTTCTCGGTCATGCGGAGGAGCCAACCGCGGCGCTGGACGTACTTGATCACCGTGCCCTCGCCGCCGCCCGAGCGGACGCGCACGAGGTCGCCGGGCTGGAGTTTCTCGGTCCGGCTCGGGTCGTTCGGATCGTCGGACGGGTCGACGGGCTTCGCGGGCGGCGCGGTGACCGCGTCGACCGGAACCATCTCGCCCTTCAGCAGGGGACGTTTCGCCGCAGGACCTCTGACCCGCGAGGTCAGTTTGCGCCGGAGCTTCGTTTGCGTCGGCGAGACCTGCACGACCTCGAACCCGGCGTCTTCGACAAGACTACCCGGGATCACGTACTTGATGACATCGAGGAACTCCGCCGCGCCTTCGTTGATCTCGGCCTTACGGCGCCACTCGTCGCGCTCGGCTTCGAGTTCACCGAGACGGCGGGCGCTCGGGGGCGTCGAGCGCGTCTTCGCGCGTTCCTCTGAGAGAAGGCGCTCGAGTTCCTCACACCTCTGTTGCAGCATGCTCGGGGACGGCGACTGACACATGCCGGGATGGATGATGACCGGGCCGTCGGTCGCGAGAGCCTCTTGAATCGAACCGTCGATGCTCTCCGGATTGACGACGAGATCGAGCAGGACCTCGAGGTCCGAACCCCGTCGGTACGACTTCGTCCCGAAAACATCGTCGTACACGCCGCGCGGGAGCGTCATGTTCGCTGAATACGATTTGATCCAAGCTTCGAGCCTTCTCACGACGCGTCACCACGCGGGCCGACGGTCCGCGAGACCTTCTCGTACGCGTCCGCCGTCGCCTTGACGCGCTCGTCGGCGCGGGCCATCGCGAGAGCCTCGTCGACCGCGGCCACGAGCTTCTCACGGGTCGAATCGCATACGTCACAGCACGACGGGCCGGTGAGCGCTTCGTCGACGATCTGTTCGGGCGTCTTCATGGCGTGACTCTCTCACGGCCCGTTGCCGCGCGCAAGGCGTCTGTTGCGTAGTACGCGCGGTCCCGCCCTCGACGGCGGAAGCCCATGCTCGAGAGGCGCCACCCGACTTCCACACGGATGCGCGGGCTCGCCTTATCCGCCGTCATCAGAAGGGCACTCTCGACGACGTCGAGCATCGTGACGCGGGTCGGGCGCTTCGAGGCCTGCATGCCGAACCACCATCGCTCGACTGCGTCGCCGATCGGGCTCTCGTCCTCGCGTTCGGCGGCCTGCTCGGCCGCGACCGCGACCTCGTCGTCGACGAGGTGCCAGCGCTCCCCGGCGCGGAAGGCGGCGACCGCCTCGGCGAGGATCTGCTCACGGACCGCGAGCACGCCGTCGACGTCTATTTTCTTCCCGACGCGGACGGGCCAGTACCGCCGGTTCCCGGTCCGGT